CCCGCCGTTTTTATAAAAAATAACGGAGGCAGAAATGAACCTTGGGCACTTGGAGGAACAGATGTAACAAAAATTAATGCCAGAGCCATAATTTTATCTGATTCGGCATTTTCTTTGGATGCAGCCTGCGCAATAATGAAAGAAACTACTAGAAAATACGTACCAGTTATAAGCGATAATAATCTACCCTTTAATGCTCTTGGAGTAGCTAAAGATGGTAGTATAGACTATGATAAACATATGACTCCGGGAATTGTTGATGCCGGAAGTGGTATGTATGTACAAGATGTGTCGGTTTCAAAAATCATAGCAAACAGAGGAGATTTCAACAACTTAAACCCAGATGTGTTTTCGGCTTTTGTTGATTTCGACCTAGAATTACCACGTAATTTTAGGTAATTTTTTAAAAAAAAGATATAAAAAACATTTCCCTAAAGGAAAAAGATAATGTAATATACAGCAAGAGGATTTTTTAATCATGGCTAGAAAAAGAGTAATTTATCAATCAGAGGCACTATTTGTGTCGTCTACTGGCGGCATCGGTGATTATCCCGACGCCACTCCAGAAACTGGAGTACAAATCAGTCGTGTTCAGGAAGCTAATTATAGTTTTGACATGAACCGTACTGACGTAAATCAATTTGGTAACTTGGCTGCTATTGACCGAGTTATCTTAGAACAACCAACAGTAAGTTTAGATTTTTCGTACTATGTCACCACTGGTGAGAACGAATCAAATCTAGGTTTTGATGTTGGTGGATCTAATTCCGCAATTCAAGGATTCCTTGACGGAACTACCGATATTAAAAACTATTACATTTACATTCAAGACGAAGGTAATGACGCCGCAGGCGGAACCGTTGGCAATGCTAAATGTATTGGTTTAGGTAACGGAACTTTAACAAACTATACTATGGATGCCGCTGTAGGCGATATGCCTACCGCGAGTTTGACTGCCGAATGTTTCAATATGCGTTTCTATGACGGTGTTGGAGTTGTTGGCAACGGAGAACAAAAACCGTCTGTTAGCACAGAAGATGGAACCATGTTGGATGGTTACTTCTGGCTACCTCAACCTGCAAGTGGCGACACTTATTCATGCTTGAGACATGGCGATATCTCTGCTACTATCTCTGGTACGCTGGGACTTGTAACTGGTGATCTTAAACTGCAAAACTTCAGCTTTGGTTTGGGTCTCGATAGAGAGCCGATTCAGAAGCTTGGTTCTAAGTTTAACTTCTCTAGAGAAATCGTGTTCCCGATCACTCCTACCCTTAGCTTTGACGCTATCATGGGTGATGTTACAGCTGCGAACTTGGCTGACCGTGTAAACACGAGCGATCCAGAAGTAGACATTATGGTTAGAATGAACAAGCCCGGAGGCGGCACGAGCGCGGTTGAAGAGGACTTTAGCTCAAACGCCCTTTCCTTATGGTTCAAGGGAGCCAAGCTTGATAACCAATCGTTCACTTCAAACATTGGAGACAACAAGACTGTTTCCATGAGTTGGAGTACTCAGGTTGGTAGTTCTTCAGACACTGTGCATAACGTGTACCTGTTCACGGGTAATAGCGCGTCCAACACAGCGTTTGGTTCTTAAGCCTTAGTAAATATAAAAGATTCTCTTTTGTCCCCCTCGTTTTTCGAGGGGGATTTTTTTGTTTTTTTATATAAAATTGTGTACTATATAAAAGGAACAAGGTTTTTACTGGATAATGGATAATTCTGAAAAAATTAAACAGGTCGTACTTTTTCAAACGAATAGATCAATAGTTAATTTTTATAAAAAACATTTAACTATGATTGAAGATTTAAAAAGAGAACATCAATCTATGTTAAAAAAGGTTGAAAAAAAGACATCTAAAGAATTCTCTGAAAGTATTGATACTTTTGATGATGATAAATATAATTATCTTAGAAAGAAAACTTTAGACAGTGGGAACGATATAATTAGAGAGTTAGAATCTAACTTAGAAAAATTGGATATAAGGATTAAATAATATGGCTAAAAAAAATAAAAAACATCTTTTTGAATTTACGGTAAACAAAGAAGAAACCGTGAAGGAGTCTCATAGCGAGAAAAATGACAAGGGCGAAACCATCACAACCGAAAAGGAAGTTACTAAACAGGTTCCTGTATATTTCAGTATAAAAAAACCAACACGAAGACTTTATGATGAAGCAGACCTTTTTTATTCTGTAAAACTTTCCGAAGGAATTAAAGCTGGTTTATTAACCAGAACTCTGCTTGAAAAAAGGTTTGAAAACGATGGAGGAATCTTTTCTGAGGGAGATAAGGATAGGTATTTTGAATTATATAGATTGGTTTTTGAAAAAGAAAACGAGTTACAACAAATAGCTCTTAACTTAAAAAATTTAAAAGAGGAAGATAAAAACGAAAAGATTGCTGAAGTATATACAGAACTAACAATGTTGAGAAGAGATCTTCAGGAATATGAAACGTTATATTCTTCTTTGTTTGAACAAACTGCAGAAAACAGAGCAAAAAATTCAACTGTAATGTGGTGGGTTTTATTTTTAAGTCAATATAAAATGAGCGAAGGCGAAGATTATAAATCTGTTTTTGACGGAAGTAATTATGATGCAAGAATTGAAAGCTATGATTTATATGAAGAAGCTGATGATGATTTCTGGGTGGAAGCAATCAAAAAATTAGTTTATTTTGTTAGTTTTTGGTATTCAGGAAATGGTCAAACCGAAGAAGACTTTAAAGAAGCTGAAAAGTTTTACGATCAAGGAGACGAAGAAGGCGAAGAAGGCGAAGAAGGCGAAGAGGGTGAAGAAGGCGAGGAAGGTGAAGACGCAGAAAACGAGGGTGAAAATAAAGAGAAACAACCTAAAAAACGCGCCCCAAAGAAAAGAAAGCCAAGAAAAAAGAAAACCGACGAAGAACCTGCTAAAACAGAAGAGCCAGAAGAAAAGCCGGAAGAAAAGCCAGAAGAAACAGAAGAATCAAAGCAAGATGAATAATGTCGGTACAAGCCAAACAAGAGTTTTCTTTATGTAGAAAATTATATAAAGATATAATTAATGGATATTCATATATACCATATCACAAGATATATGTAAAACACTTCAAAGAAATAGATATTGGAGAAATAAACGAATCCAAACAACGAATAATTGAAGAAACAAAAGAAAAGGGACTTCTTGGAGAAAAAGAAAAAATTGAGATGCTAATAGAAAGCGGTCACTGGTCGCAGGATAAAGAAAATCAAATACAGAGTTTAGAAGAACAAATAGCAAATCAGAAACAAGCAAAAACTAAACTTTTTGTTAAATCTCAATTAGATGCGGTTCAACGTCAAATAGATCAAAAACAAGAAAAATTAGAAGAACTCCTTCAAGAAAAATTTTCAATTTTAGGACTAACTGTCGAATCTTTTTCAGAAAAAAAATCCTCGGAAGAAGTGATTAGGTTCGCTCTTTTTAAAGATAAAGATTTTGAAATACCTTTATATACAGAAGAAGAATATGAAGAATTAGAACAAAACGAATTAGAAACTTTAATTTCTATATATTCACAAGTTTTGGGTGAATTTTCTGAACATAGAGTCAAAATGGTTTCTGCGGCAACATTTTTTATGAACACTTTAATGTTGTGCAAAAATAACCCTTTTACTTTCTTTGGTAAGCCAGCTTGTCAATTAACTAATCTACAAATGGAAATGTTTTCTCATGGATTATCTTATAAAAACGTTTTAGAAAAAGGGAATACTCCATCTCCAGAGATATCTCTAAATTTAGAACAAATGGTAGAGTGGTATGAATCTGCAGGAAACATACAAAAACTAACAGAAAAAGCAAAAGATAGAGACGGAAGTACAGTAATGGGTGCCACTAAAAAAGAATTAAGAATAATGAATGAAGGAAATGAAGTTATTGATTTAGCCAAAGAAGCAGAGAAAAAAGGTGGCACATTAGATATGCAAGATTTCGTTAGAATTCATTCGCAGAACAAGCAAGTTTAAGTGTAATATCAGTCGTAAACTCCTGTATTTAAGGAAAAAGGAATAGGTGAATGGCTAGAGATATTTTACTGTCTGCTGAGTTAGATCTCAAGCGGATTAACGCTCAAATTAAGAAACTTGAAAACAAGAAAATAAACTTGTTTTCAGGAGACGCTAGAAAATTACAAAAATTTCAGCAACCCTTGGGGAAAATTGTTGGAACCCTTGGGGAATTCGAAAAATCATTAGAAGCTTCTAATGCTCGTGTTATTGCCTTCGGTGCTTCGGCTGGCGCAATTTACGCAGTGCAACGCGCTGTTGCTCATGCTTTCAGATCTTTTGTTGACGTAGAAAAAACATTAAAAGATATTAATGTAATTTTAGGAGCAACGTCTGGCAATTTAAAAAAGTTTGGAAACGAGTTATTTGAAATAAGCAAAAAAACAGGAACAGGATTTAAAGATGTAGCCGAAGCTGCAACCGAACTTTCAAGACAAGGTTTAGGAGTAAGTGAAACTCTTAAAAGAACCAGCAATGCTCTTACCCTCGCAAAGCTTTCTGGAATGGACGCTAAGAGTTCGGTAGAAGCTTTAACCGCAGCCATAAACAGTTTTAATAAAGCCGCTTTAACATCTACTCAGATAACCAATAAACTTGCCAATGTTGATGCTAAGTTTGCTGTTAGTTCTCAAGATTTAGCTGAAGCTATTAAGCGTGTTGCTAGTAGTGCTCAAAGTGCTGGAGTATCTTTTGACGAGTTAGTAGCATCAGTTACAGCCGCACAACAAATGACTGCCCGTGGTGGTAACGTTATTGGTAACTCGCTCAAAACTATTTTTACAAGAGTCCAAAGACCTAGAGTAATAAGAGATTTAGAAAAACTTGGAGTAGCAGTTAAAGACGCTCAGGGAGTTATGCTACCCACCATGAAAATATTGAAAAATATGGCAGTGGAATTTGATAACTTGGGCAAATCTCAAAAAGCTCAAGCTGCAGAAATGGTTGGTGGAGTATTTCAAGTTAATATTTTAAAGGCTGTACTATCAGATTTAAATAAAGAATTTTCAGTTTATAACAGTGCCCTCAAAGCATCAACTAATGCAACTGACGAAGCTCAAAGAAGAATTGCAGAATTAACTAAAACTTTTGCTGGGTTAATGAACGAAACTCAAGCGAACATAACTCAACTTGGCGCATCTGTAGCAAAAATGACTTTAGAGCCAGCGGCAAGAAAAGTTTTAGAGAGCTTTAATAGCGCTTTTGAAAAAGGTCAAAAATCAGAATCTATAGGTGCTGATATTGGAAAGGGAATGCTTAAAGGCCTTGGAACATTTTTGGCTGGCCCGGGATTAGCAATAGGCGCTGTTGCATTTGTTAAATTATTTGGAAAACTAACTTCATTTGCCAAAGACGCATTCCAAAGTATAATGGGATTAAATAGAGCGCAACAACAACAAGCAGATACTCAAAAACAAATTTATGAAATTTTAAGAAAAAATCCAGACATATTAAGTAAAATACAACAAGGAGAAACTAACATAGCTAAAGTTCATGATATAATTTTAGATAAAATACAAGCGGAGAATCTAGCGCTTCAAGCACAGCAAAAACTCATAACTACCCTTGGGTCATCCGTAGGAATTGGTAATGCAAGTGCAAGAACTCGCACTGCCCAAAGAAAACTGGGAACATCAATTGGAGAAACCTCAAGTCATGGTTTTAATTCTGGTTCCGCAAAAGAATTTTTTGGAATGATCTCGGGAGGATACAGCAAAAAAGCTTTGCGTGATCCCGGCATAAAACAAACCACTTTGAGTGATGGCAAAAAATCAGTAAAATCATTCATAAACAAACATGAAGATCAATATTCATTTACTAATTCAAAAGGTAAAAAAGTTGATATGGTGTTTCCAGAAAAAGGAAGCAAAGCTTATAAACAATTCATTAAAAATATAAATTCTTCAGGAGGGTTTGTTCCTAACTTTGCTCCAAGAAGAGGAAGATACTATGACTTTGATGAAACTTTAGGAACCTATGGCCCACAAGTTAGATCAAAAGATTTGTTTGATCCAAGATCGGCAGGATTAGCTAGTCCAACTCCATTAGCCAAACAATTAGGCGGAAAAACTATAAAAGTTTTAACGGCAAGAGATGTAAAAGCAACCGAACCAATTGCATCAAAACTTAAAAGCTGGGGTATAGAAGTTGAAAAAATTCTTACTACAGCTAATATGTTTAGGGATTTAAAAATATCATCAGATGGTTCTGGCAAGATTGTAAGAAATCCATCTAGAACCGGAAGAATGAAAGGGTACAGAAATCTAAACCCTGCAGAGAAAAAAGCTTTACTTCTTCAAAGAATGCAAAAGAAATTCGGTGGACAGTTTAGTTTAACCGATGACGCAGCAGCAAATATACAAGCTATTAAAGCGTTAAAGAATCCAAATATAACTGGAGAACTTTATAAATTTGCCGGTCAACACGCTGGCAGAGGAAGCGGTAACGCTAGAGGATTTGTTCCAAACTTTTCTAAATTTTCTAGACCCTCAAGAAACAGGTCTGACGATGTTCAAAAACAGATAGCTGATGAATTTGCAGCATTAACTGGAACACCATATACAAGAAAAGGTGGAAGATACAGCTTCCCAAGAGGAACAAGTGTTGATGGACAAACTTTTTCAACTTGGGCAAGAACAGGTGGCGGCGGCGGCACCGTCGCAGGCAAAGCAAAAACAAAAGAGATGATTGACCAAGGTAGAATGCTTCAATTTGGTGATCACAAATCTGCAATGCTTGTGCCTCGTGAGGGATATAAAAAAATATCAGATGGTTTTAGAGGTATGGACCTTGGTAAAAAGGGTCCACAAGATGATATCGTAGTCCATTTCCCTATTGCTGCTTTAAACACGCCCGTTGCAAAAAAGGGAGAAGAGACAGCTTTCATAAAAGAAATGGAAACCAAAGCTAAGGATTATGCTTTTGCTATTGGGAAAGCTATAGGCAATGCATCAGGAACAAAAGTTACAAAAGATTTAATAAGCAAAGAAGTAGGAAATGTTAAAGGTTTTGAAGGTTCAATAGCGGGCGCGGCAGGATCCGCATTAGAAGTAGCTTCAAGAGCAGGATTTGGATTTGAAGCTGATAAACAGGTTAGACACGGCGCAGATTTTGATGTTACTTCAAATAATATAGGAAAAGTTAAAGATTATTTTCAGGGTCTTCCCGGCGCAACGAGACTAGCAGATTTAAAAATACAAGATAGCCCGGGTAATAGAGAAAGTATGATGAAAAAAATACTCAAGCTTGAGTATGGAGTTACTAGTAAAGACGCGTTAGAAAAGAAATTAGGAATAAAATCAGCAGCTTCTGGATTTAATTCTAAAGAAGCTAAAAGAGCAATGGTTGCTGAAGCAATGGCTGGAGCCGATCCAGAATTCAGAACATCACCATTCCCACACGTTGCAGATAAAAGAACTCAAAAAACTTTTAAAGATGTTTTAAAAGATCATCCAAATTTAGGCGAGGCGATTAAAAATTCCAGAAAACAACAATCATTTGTTCCAAATTTTGCTCCGCCACCCACGCCCGGATCAGCCTATGACCCCAACCTTAGAGCCGGATTAGGAACAGCTATTTTAGGTGGAGACTTAAAACTTCAAATGAAAGATTGGGGGCAAAGAATAATGGCTTTGGGTAAAAGTGCTCAAACTTTAGAAAAAGAGCAAAGAGAGCTAACATCAGAAATAGCAAAAGCAGAAAGGTTATACGGTACACATAGTCGAGAAGTTGCAGAGCTTACAGCAAAGCAAGACAAAGTTTCACAACAGCTAGATAGAAGAGTTAGAATTGATAAAGTTCAAACAAAGAGATCAGAAAAAATGTCTACTTTTATGCAAAGATACGAAAGATCGCAAACCAAAATGTTAACTGCCTCTTTTGTTCTTCCGCAAGCAATGGGAATTTTGTCAGAAACTCTAGCTAAGGGTAGCCCAAAAGCACAAAAAAGTATAAATGCTATTTCTAGTTCCATGTCAACGGGCGCAGCCGTAGTGGGAATGATCCCCGGTCCGGCAGGAATGGTTGCGGGCGCATTGGCTGCTGTTGGCGGATCAGCATATGGACTAATAAAAGCTCAAACAGATTTGGGAGCAGAATACGATAAGAGGGCAGAAAAATCAAAAGAAGAATCTACATTATTCTCTGACGCGAGTTCTAAATATTTAAGCGCGCTTGAAGCAGCGCAAGGAGCTTACGATAGAGATGCAGAAGGCAGAACGAAGTCCGAAGAACAAATACGTAAAATTTATGACAAATTAGAACAATCTCTTAGAGATGTACCTGAAGCTTATCGTTCGGAAATAGCATCTATTTCAAATCTCAATGAAGCCAGAGAATTTGCAGCAAAAACTAATTATGAATTAGCAGAAAAGGCTAAAAGAGATGAAGAAGCCAAAAACATGAAAGATAAAATCAACGAACTCAAAGGTGCTGGAAAATATGTTTCAGCAACCGACATGTTTTCGGGTCCAAATGATTTTGTTGAAGCTATATTAAAGCTAGGAGGAAATAAGCTTACTGACGCGTTTTCAGAAAACAGAGGTCTTCTTTCTGATGCAGACTCAATGAAAGATATAGTTAAGACTTTAAGAGATATTGACGCAATAAGTGAAGGGCAAGCAGAAGTTCTTTCAAGAATAAACGAAGTAGGCGAGCTTGAAGTAGTAAATGGAAAAAATGTATTTAAAGTTTTGGACGAAAGATTAGAAGGAAAAAGTGATTATAATAAAAGAAATAAAGTAACAGCGGAGTTACTAAAAAATTCCAATTACCAAAGGTCTCTTGCTCTTCAACAAATAGAGCAATCTAGAGAACAATCTAAACTGTTGAGAGAACAACTATTAGCTTTAAGTGCTTTTGGTAAATCGTTTAGAACAAGCGTGGCGGAAGATAAAAAACAATTAAGTTTAGCAAAAGCCAAAGGTGCCATTGATCTTGGTTCAGATTATTTAACGACTGACTCAAAAAGAGAATATCAGTATATGATTGATGCTGCTGAAGTCAATATAGAAGCCTCAAGAAAATCCAATGTTAGTGTTGCCAAAAATTTTGATTCTTTAACAAGAAAAATCAACGAAACTTTAAGCAAAGCTGCTGCATCTCAGACTGTTGGTGCTCGTGGTATAGAATCTGACGCTTATGCGTCTAGTGAAGCTATACGAGCCGCAAACGACCAAGTAATAAAATATACAAGTTCAACAGGGGACGTTACGGGAAACAATATACAACAATTGAATTCTGGATTGTTAAATCTAGTTGATGGTTTTGATGGATTAAGTGATTCTCTCAGACAGGAATTAAGAAATCAAATTAAAATATCACAAACTCAAACCACTCAAACTTTAGCGGAAAACGAAAGGTTGAGAAGAAATAATTTAGAAGTTCTAAAATTAAATAAAAGTTTTGAGGAACAAAAAGCCATATTCTCAGAATTAAAATCTGCATTTGGTGGAATAGATTCATTTATCAAAGGTGGAGAAGGTAGCGCATTTGCTCCAAATGAAAGACTGTGGGAATCTTTGCAGTTGATGCAGCCCTATCTATCAAATACGACTTTGGGTAAAGTTGGAGCACAGCAAGACTATGCACGAGGAATGCTCGGAGTAACTAAAGAAATATTAAATTTGGTTCCAAATGCAACTTCCCAAAACAAAGACATAAGAAGACAAATGTCACAGCAACTTCTTCCTGTGATGACCGATGTATATAAAAAGCAAATAGATGATCAAATATACGCCATTCAAAATTTAGGATACAATACTCCAGTTGCAGGTTTAGCAAATTCCTTAAGAGATTTAAATCCTGAAGCTATGGCAAGAGCGCAAATTGACAGTTTCTTAAAAGGAGATGAAATGCCAAAACATCTGCAAGACATGGTTGCAGAACTTCAAGAAAGAAACAATCAATTAGGTTTTTCTGGAATGAAAAACGCATTCAGAGAAGGAATTGATAATTCCATAATGATGGAGAGAATAAGCTCTAGCTACAATGACATAAAAGAATTATTGGGTCAACAAGAAAATAAATTATCAACTTTTGATGAAAGATTTAAACTTATAACTGGTCGAGCCGAAAAAAGAATGGACGCTGGCGACGACTACGACGTAGTCACAAACGATGCAGTTGGCGAAATTAAAAGGTTAAATAGCAAGAGTCAAAATCAATCAAACGAGTTGGGCGGAATAAGACAAAATTCTCAAGCTTCTTTGTTGCTTGAAAAAAGATCGACAAACTCATTAGAAAGATTGGTTCATGAAGGAACCACCGGACATTCTCTTCATACAGACGATGCGAAAACTCATGGATTATTAAAAGAAATACTTGATAAAGCTTTACAAACACAAGGCTCAGGAACGGTGTCACAATACGGAGGCTTGAATCCAGATGTTATACGCACCATAAATGATTCAGCAGAAAAACAAACAGAAAAAGCTTCTGCTGAAATGAAAAAAAACTTAGGGAGAATTGCTATAGCGGGCAACGTTGTACAAAACATAAGCTCATTGATTCAAAAAGCAGTACCAAAAATTGGGTCTGGATTGGCAAGTGGCGCTAGAAGAACTCCATTTTCCGCAGCGGTAGATCCAGAAACAGCGAGGGCCATTGCTAGAACGCTTGGTTTTGAAATACCTAGATCTGGTAAAGCCAAAACAACCATAGCGCAGCACGCTGGAGAAAAGAAGCTTGATGCGGAAGCTAAATTCCGCCATGAAAGGAAACAAGGGGCAGGTATTAGATATTGGAAAAGATCCGGCGGGAAGAGAGCACCTTACCAAGCCAAATATGTAGGCCAAGGCAAACAACTAGGCGAACTATTTCCAAAAGACGTTATGATTTCCGGAACGCCAGAAGAAGCCCTAGAACAATTGAAGCGTGAAGCTGCAATGAATGAATATTATGGTGGAAATGTACGAGGTAACATCAAACAAGACTTGAAAAGAGGAGCATTCTTTGGAGAAATGGGATTGGGAGAAGGCTACGATAACCTAAGTAGGTCAGGAAAATTAGGATATGCGTACGGAGGAATTATCTCCGGAAGATTTTTGCAACAAGGTTTTTTGGGTGCTCAAAATAGATTTCAGGGAGCAACTTCAGCACTTGGAAGAGGCGCAGGACAATTTTGGACAGGACTAAAAACAGGACATTCAGGCCAACACAGCCAAGGTTTTATGGGAAAGACTTCAAGAGTCACGCCGGGTCCGATACCACAGCAAATCGGTGCTGCACTTCGCAGATTTGGTCCGATGGGTCTTGGAATAGGAGCATCTATAGCTTTAGCTGGCGCTGACGGTGGCGCATTGGGTATGGCAGGATTTTATGATCCGCGTAGTGGTAAACCAAATGAAGGGAAACCAGTTACTGGTAGAAAACTAAGAAGATATCTACAAAGCTTAAGTCCACAAAAGAAAAGAATTGCAGAACATCAATTAAGAGCCCAAATAGTTAAAAGACTTAGAACAAGGGGCGTTAACATAAAAGGGGCAAAAATAAGTGAAATGTCTTTAAAAGACCTAATACAATTAGAAGAAAAATTTGAAAGAAGAGGAAGCCTAGGAAGAAAAGGTAAAGCTGTTCTTAGAGGAGCACAAAGAAAAGGCGGAAGATTTTTAAGAGGAGTCGGAGAAAGAATCATAGGCGCAGGACAAGGAATTGCTCAAAGATTTTCCGACTTCAGAATGTCGGACAGCATCAGATTGGGAGAAAGTTTACCAACTCAATATTTAAGAGATAGCGCTCACATGTCATCACATCCCGGTAGCGAAAGAACCAAACAAATTTTATCAGAGAGACAAGAAAGACAAAGAAAAAGAAGAATAAGACGTGCGGCAGGCGGCGCTAAAGCAAGAAAATTTTTCCAACGCTGGATAGCTCAAGGAATGGTGGGTGAGTCTTTGCCTACAATTAAATCACAAAAGGGAAGAACCGGCTTTGCAAGAAAAACTCCCAGATATAGCCCTGTTGTAAAAAGTGCCCGAGATATGAAACATAGAATTGCTAGAATGTCATTTGGAGCAGAAGCATTTTTAAGGCATCCGTTAGAAAGTTTAGGAGGAATGGGAGAAGGAATTTCTAATGTAGGAAAATATGCAAGAGGTAAATATAATTTTTTCACGAAAAGTAAGTCGGGTGGTTTAGCATTAGGACGAAAAGCCTTTAGATTTCAACAAGCCAGAACTGCAGGCACTCCATTTACAATGAATTTTAATGTGGGTCGTAAGGGAGCCGCACAGTTTATGGCTCAGTATGGACGGGAAGGATCCATGGATCCGGGCTCGAGAAACGTTGAAAACATTGAAGCTTATAACGAATATTTAAAAAATGCGTCACTAACAGAAAGAATTGGTTCACGCTTAGGTAAAATGACCGGCACAACGCAAAGATTTTTTAAAGGCGGAGTCAAGTTTCCAAAACCAACAGTTCCTGTGGATATGGAACAAATAAGAGAAAGAATTAAAAAAGGAAAAACAAAAGTCTCAGATGTTACAAAAACTCTAACCGAATCAATAAAAAATCAATTAATAAAATGGAAACCCCAATTTGAATTAAAAGACGTTTTAGGAGATGCACAAAGATCTTTCAGTAAATTTTTTGAAAATTTTTGGAAAAATTTGACTAAAAAGACATTACCAAAAATAGAACAAGCTCAGATTTTGTTAGAAGGAAAACAACTAGCTTATGAAAGAATGTGGAATGATTTTCTCAAAAGACTCGAAGGAGCTTAGCAAAAACGACAATGGGAAAAACAACAAGATAGACCCATGACTCGTAAAGAGTGGGAACGAAGACAAAATATGAGAAGACAGGGCCCCGTTGTCGATGCTGAAATTATAGAACCGGGTTCTACCCAGAGAACTCCATTATGGGAAAAGCTATCATTAAAATTCTTGAAAAAAATAGCAGACGCTTATAGGGGTGGACGAACAAGCCACCTTGATTTTATGAGGGGAATAAGGACTGGCAGAGGAACCAATGCGGTTCGACCAATGGGAGCTCCATCGGACGTTAGAATAGAGGTACCGGGTTCAAGAAGTCAAAGATTAGGTGCCGCAATTGGTTCAAGATTCGGACAACAAAGAGCTTTGTGGCAAAATCCAAGCCGCATTTACGGAACACCAACAGTACAATCCGAATTTGGATTTATGGAAGGTATTCCAAAAGCACCAACGTCAACAGCCTTAACAACAACAAAACCAACAACTTCTATTGGTCCAAAACAGGGAGAACTTTGGTTCGGAACCACGAAACATGGGGCGCCCATCAATGTGGATCAGCCGGTTAACCAAATTGATCCCGAAGTACAAAAGATTCAAGAAGAGATAGCTCGTAGGAAAGCGGGCGGCTCTTCTCGGGAGCCACTGCGTTTAGCCGAGGTGTCTGAACAAGCGAAAATAGAGTCCAAAGCAGCTGCAGAAAAGTTGAAATTACAAAAACTTTTAGAAAACGTAAAAAGGCCCGGCACTTTGTCAGAAACAGAATTTAAAGCAAGGCAAAAAAGGATGGCTGAGAGGTTTGGTGCTACTGAACCGGTTACTCCCGAACAAGCAATTAAAGAATTAAGAGGTATTAGTAGGGTCAACACAATAGCGGACTTAGAAGCGCGCCAAAAGGAATACGAAAGACGCGTAAATGCAGAAGAGGCAGCGCGGCATAAACAACAGAAAATTACTCGTTCACCCAACCGAGTCAACCTTAAAGCAGAAGCAGCAGCAGCAGAAGCAGCAGCAGCAGAAGCAGCAGCAGCGACAGAAGCTTCCGAAGTCGAAGAAAAAAGCAGAACGCGCAAAGCTATAGAAAAAGTGTCTGGGTACGGCTCGGCAGCAGCAAAACGCATCTCAGGCCTTAAGTCAAGTGAGTTCCTCTTCAAAAGCTCGCCAACAACCGACTTGGTAAGAAGAGTGATCGGGGTAGAAAAAGTAGGACTCGAATCAAAATCTCAAATGGGAACTCTTGGCATTCCTAAAGTTTTTCAAGATATGCTAGATCCCAAAACTGTGCGTGCGTTAGAGGGAAGAGCACGCCCAGCAGGCCTTGGCTGGGAGAGGGGCCCGGCTACTTTTAGTGAAAAAACCGCTTTACAGGGTGGACGAGCTCTAACAGGCCTTTCTCATTTGGCAATATTGATGGGCGCGCATTACGGAGGCGAACAGTTAGGTGCGTTATTGTCTGGCGGCTTTGGTGGCTCTGATTATAAGGTAAACGATTTATCATTAGGAGAACATTTACAAGCGATGGTTGGATTACGAGAGGGAGCAGTTACGGGTGGAAGCGATACTGCTAGAGCAATAGGTGGATACGGTTTAGTTGCAAGGCTTATGGGCGCACCAGTAGCCCTAGGCTTGGGAGCGGCTTCAAAAACTCATCAATTTGTCGCAGGAAGTGGAATCGGTGGAGAAAGTGCAGATGCGTTGGGCTTATATTCAAGTCTTTACTCCTTTGGAGCCACTCAACAATTGGCGTCAAATGCGTTTAATATGGCGGCTGCAAGTCGAGGAGTTCAAAGCGCGTCGAATGTATCCCAAACCGGAAGAATGGCTACTTTACTTAAAGGAGTACCAGCCGCCTCAAAAGCCGCCGGACAGTTTGGCGCGCTTTTAGTCCCACTGACAGCAGGCCTTGAAACCTATGCGGCTGGAATGATGAACGACATGGAAAATGAAATGAACAAAGTGTTACAATCATCAACCAAAGAAACTTGGGATACATATTATGACAAAGTGTTAGAGGTTAGCAAAGCTAAAAAAGCTAATATTTTGTCCGAAGAAAGATTGACTCTTTTAGATTCTGAACTCAAACTGCATAAGCAAATTCATGACATGGCTTCAAGAAGAGAAAAAACTGGAGAACTGTATGGAGAGAAATGGATGTTTGAAGGGCAGCAAGGCAGACTAACAGATCGAACATTTAGAAAAACTACCGCTTTTCAAAGCAGCATGATGAATGCTTCTTTGAATTTACCGGGTAATATTGCAAACTGGGGATCAAAATGGGTTGGAAGTGCCTTTTTGAAGATGTTTAGTGGCATGGATGAAGAAGCTAGAAAACGAGCAAGAGCAGATTTTGACTACGAAGGTGGATTTAAAGCGTTTAGAGCGATCAGTTCTTTTGACCAAGGAACAGGAACTTTAAGTGTCGGAGAGTTTTATCAAAAATTCTGGGAACAAACCTTAAAAGACTTTAGAAAATTCCGTCCAGAAGTGGGCAAAAATATAATACAAGAAGACGATGAAGGACGAGTTAGTTTAAAAATGAATTTAAATAAAAAACAACTTGACACTTTCAGAGATTTTATTAATACAGAAGTCAAAGGCAGTAAACAATTAACTGATAGTATTTATGCATATAGAACAGGAAGACTTGCCCGCCAAGGTGAAACTGAGGGGTTAGATAGAAGTCTAATAATGGACGAAGCAGTAAAACAGGGTTCATCTCAATTGTTGAAAGACCACCTTCGATTAAGAGAACTTAATTTGAATGCTCAAAGAGACACAAGAAGAGATGCTTTTTCTAGCGCTTTAGGAGAAGCCGTAACAAAAGATATACTACGCAGAACCACAGCAGAATCCACAAAGACTTATAGACCCGCAACGGAAGAAGAAATTAATAAACTAGTTAAACAATTAAAAGAAAATGCAAAAGTTGAAAACTTATCTTATAAATCTAGAGAAGATTTAAATAGAATTCTTCAAAAAGCAAGAAGTGGCGGATTGTATGTTGAAGAACAAATTGGAATGAGCCGCGAAGAATACTTGAAAAATTTTCAACCAAAACCAAACGCGGGGGGAAGAGTACTTCCGACAATGAATGCGGCAATAATACCATCTTTAAACGACCCATCGTCAAAACATTTCCAAAATCTTAAAGCTATAAATGAAGCTAGAATAATAGCAGATCAATTAGCGCGCGAGGCAGCCTTAACTCCCTTGACTCCTGAAGATGTTGTCGCAGGGCCCAATGCTCTAACGGGCTATCGTTTGCCAAAATTATTAACCGAAAAAATTAAAGAAAACCAATTTGGAGGAACAATTCAAAATTTCGAAAAATTTCTTGGACCATACCAATCGTTTCTTGATATGTCACGCAAAATAGGAGGCAGGCAAACTTTTCAGGAAATGTATGCAGAGTCATTTAGTCGCTATAGAAGCAATCTTGGGGGAAAAAACATGCCAAAAACACAAGGACAAATTTTAAGTAATTTTGGAAAAATCGCACAAGGCAGTATAGACGCCACAAAACTACAAGAGGAACAAGCTTTTCAAACACGATTAAACGCAAATACTAGAATCGCAGGTTATATGCCGTTATCAATAAACCAATCATGGGATCCCCGAATGAGGGCTCTTAAAAATCAGCAAAATGAATTAACAGATTTTGGAAACCGATTGGAGGGTGGCGCTAGGAGTTCTGCATATTTAGCAAACCACGAGCTTAAACTTGCGATCAAACACGCGATCACCGGAGGGTTTAAAGAAGGCTTTAAAAGTCTTGAACGTAGTGCAGATCATGCCACCAAGCGAGAGTTTTTTGCAGGCTTGGCTCAAGATAAATTTAAACAAGCACAACAATTAGGTCAAGGACTTGGAGCAGATAGCTTGTTAGGATTTACAAAATATTTTGGCAAAAGTAACCAAATGACTTATAATCCCGCTACTGGAAAATACCAGAGAGGAATAGTAAGACATGAAGAATTTATGAAACTTGCCCCCGGTGAAACAAGAGAATCTCCGATCGATCCGGGAGTATTTTTTAGACACAAAGATGGACAGATACAAACAGGAAGAGTAGAGGTTCCTGAAGGTACTGAACGTGGTATGACGGATCCGACACGAGTTACAAATTGGACAGACTGGAAAAAGCCTAACGAGGTTGGTAGTCATGATGAGGGTTCTTTGTATGGCCCGGGAGGAAACAGAAGATTTTTAACTCTTCCTGATTATCAAAAATATTTATCAAGAATGGGCTTGGGACCGAAAAGCTCCAGACAAGACATTTTTGCTCAAACCGGAATCGATCCTTCAGAAATTGGTATGCCATTTGAAAAGGTAGGTCTTGGTGGTAGTAGCAAATTAAGTATGGAAATGCCAAAAGGTAAGAGTAAATTCTTCTCTGACGAGGTTCCTCGCGGACATGCATTATACACTGAGAACGGAATTATTTTTAATAAGGAAGATGTAGAAGCACACATTCAGTCAAGCACTCATGGAATGAGTCCCGAAGCGAAACAAAAATTTTCTGAAGAATTTAAAGAATTTAAACGCAAAGAAGAAAAAACAGATTCAGTAGAATTAAATACAACTAATTTAGATAAACTCGTTGGACAAGGCTCTGCATTGAATCAAAGTTTAAGTGATTTAAATGTTGGAGTCTATACCTTAAATGAGAGCATACTCAAGTTAAACACAGAAACTCAAACATTAAACACTAATATGAAAGAATTTAGTGGATTAAAAGATGTAATTGCTAAAATAAGAGGTATTGCTGCAAATGTGAGACGAATAGAAGAGGCAGCTAACCAAGGAGTCGCTCCTAGAACTCTTCCAATACAAAAAGAAGAGTAATAAGATTTAATAAGAATAAAAAGGTAAAAGGTGAATTTTAACGACGCAGAATTGTTAACATATACAAGTCAGAATAATTTTTTATCTGATGGAGATTTTAGATATGGATCTACAAAGGTTATATCAATAGATAGTTATATTGATACTAGATATTCCAATACCGACCAATCAGGGGTAAAAGAATTTCAGCAAGAAATTATGACTCTGATTTCTGGTGCTAATGATTTCGAAAAAATAATCATCAACGGTCACGATTTTGGCTACGGAAGAATTAAATCAATAAATTATAATGGTTCAAATTCATTTGACTCTAATCAAATTAGACTAGGTAAAAATACTTTTGAAATAGAAATATCCGATTCTGGAGATCAAGATTTGCACAATATGGACGGAGATCATTTCGCTGGTCTTAAAAATAAATTTTCCAAACATCACTTATTAGAAGACTTTGGCGAAAGCTTTTCTTTTTCAAATTCAGAAGATGGAACCTATTCATACACACATAATGTTAATGCAAAATATTTTTCCGGAGCAGAAGTAACAGACCCTATTGAAGAAGCTAAAAGTTTGGCTGAAGGAATATTTGAGTTAGATCCAAGCTTCGGCTTTTTAAACTCTCAAAGGTCTGGATTTTATAATGCCGATGGTAAAAAACGTTTTTCAGAATCATATAATCTAAGAAACAACAGTTGTTCTTTTACTAAAAATTTTACTTGTCACCCCAAATACAATAAAGGAGACACCTTTTGTTCTGATATAAGTCACGTATTGACTTCGGACGAAAATGGAATAATTTCAGTAACTGAAAGCGCAACAGTAATGGGTCTTGATGATGACGGAGGAGAAGAATTATATACTTCCGTATTGAATGGATTAGAAAACGAAATAATAAACTCTTACAGTAGGTGTACAGGAGTTTTAAGCGGATATTCTGGATTCTATGGAGGAGATAATACTGATGGGGCCATTTTAAATGATTTAAATAAAAATTATATTAGCCTACAAAAAAACTTAAATAAAACAACATCTAATTTGTCATACGAGGTTGTTTATAATAATAACAATAACATATCTGGTAATTTGGGCCAACACTCCTTATCGTTATCTTTAGACACATCTACAGAGGGAATAACTAGTGTTGTTGAACAGGGCTCAATTACTTCTTTGTCTCAAAAGGGTAATGTAACTCCCATGACTTTATATAATTCATTTTATATTGATGAGAATTCTCCACATAAATGTGGAAAATTTTATAGCGGCACAATAGACAATAATAGAAATGAATATAATTTTTTCCAACAAAAAAGATTTAATTTAATTGATTCTGATATTAGTTATTCCCGAAAAGGAAATAAGGTTTCTTATTCTAAATTATACACAGATGATCCTTCAGTAATAAACACGAGCAACATCTCATCGTTAAAAATAGATTGTTCTGACGTATTTGAAATTGAAATTAACAACCAATACTTTATTCCAAATCAACCAGACCAAAAAGTTATACTACAGAAAAAGGGATTAACTACTTTATCTAGCCGAAACGTTAACGCGTCTTGCATATATCAAAAACCATCAACTAATTTTTGGACAGATTCAACCTATGCACCAATAGCGCCAGAGAGTAATACTGATTTTTATAACGCTTTAAAATTTATAAAAAATAAAATGCTTGAAAAAGCCTTTGATGATGAATGGGTATCAATAGATGAGATTAATTCTATGTATGTAAGTGACTTTTCATACAATGTGTCATCTGATCAAAACCTAAGCGCAACAATGAACATAGTATACGAAAGCAAATAATATGAGTACAACCGTTACATATGACACGTTTAGCTTTCATAAAGAAGGTTTTAGTACTCCTTATGTTTCTAGAAGCGATCAAATTCTTTCTTATGGAAACAGATGGGGTCAAGGAACATCGTATAATTTAAATGGGCAAATTACAGGGTATAGTTTTTCTGACATAATAGAAAAACAAGGAATGTTGATTACTGGATTTCAAAGAGATTTTAAAAGCTTAGATATTACAGAAGACGGTCAATCCGTTGCGGGTTTTCCGATTTCTAATTGTAAAATAAATAATATATCTTTTAATACAAGTAAATATATACCAGTTATAGATTACGACATTTCTATTGACGCCTATGATGAAGGTTTATTTTCCGGATCGTTTGGAGTTACAGAGCCTTCTGATCAGGTTAATATATCTGAGGGTGAAGATGGCGCAATAACACTAACACACGATATTTCAGCACGCGGTTTTACAACAGATGGTAAAACGGCAATTGAAAACGCAAAAGATTTTGTTCACTCAAATACAGGATGGAATGAGCAAGTTTTTCCAAAATTTATAACTTATCAACAGTTTGACAAAACTGTATATGACTCAGATTTTTCTTCTAGTGTTGATAGTTGGGCCCCAACAAATGGTTCGACATCTTTTTCAACAATATCATCAAAACGATCTTTAAAATTTATAGCGACTGAAGAAATTGGTTCTCATAATGTGTACCAAACTTTTTCTGAAATAGAAGTAGGAAAAGAATATAAAATAGAGGCTGAAATTTTTATTGGCAATACAGTGCCTTTGGAATATCAAAATGTAACAATTGTAGAGTTGTCTAACAATTCATCTGACGGAAGCGATGTCATTGTTGAAGGTGGAACACAAGGACAGTGGGTAAAAGTTGAAAAAGTTTTTATTGCAACAACTCAAAACATATATATTAAAGCAAAAGAATCTTCGGGTGATTATACTTTTCAAGGAGACTCTACATATGATTGGTTCGCAGTTTCTAACATTCGACTAAGAAGACATTATGGATTTAAGCCACTTTTAACATCACAAAACGAAAACATAGATAGATTGAATGGAGTTTATTCCGTTAATGAAACTTATGTTATGTCCAACACGGGAGAACAAAAATTATTTAGCGGATATAATATAGATATAAGTTCTGGCATAGGAGAAGATTTTTTAAATGTAGATTTTTCGGCATCCTACAGAGGAGCATTTGGAGAAGATATTTCTGAAACTAGAAATAAAATTCCAGAATTAAATTGTCAATATTATTACAACTTGGTAAAAAATATATCAAATATATCAGACTTAAATAGTGGAGCATCAAACTTTTCTGTTTCTGAAAACTCTGGTTCGAGAATGATTGATTTATCAGTTTCGTTTAATAATAATAATTTATATACTGGATCTAATGCTTATTTTGATTATGAAATATCGGCTAAGACAAATGAATTAACATCTAATACAACCTTGTCTATAAACGGAACTATAAAAGCAATAGGACACAAAAAAGACAGGTTTCAAATAGCGCAAAATTTTTTACAAAATACTATTTATGCTGAATCAGTCGATTGCAAAAATGAAAATAAATTTGCGTGCTATTTATACAATTTAGCCAATTCTGAATATGTTAGCATGTCAAAAGGGTATACCTTAAATAAATATCCATTATCTACAAATATTTCAGAAAACGAATCACAAGGAACAATTACATTGTCTGCGCAATTTAATGACAATTATAATTATTCAAACGATATAAAAATTTCTAACTGGTCTATAAGCGTTAAACCTCCTCTTAGAAAATATTTTTCAACAATGGATGTTTTGACGTACCCTAAACATATTTTTTGGAATTCTCAGGTTTTAGATAGATCAAGTATTAAAGTTAATGCCAGCGCTATTAGTTATAGCTCTATACATAAATCTTACGGATTAACAAGTGTTGATAATTTTATTGAAAATGTTTATAATGTATATGTGAGCCCTAATTCTAGCATAGCAGAAGAATCGAACGAATTATCTTTTAGCGAAACCTCTTTATCTTATAATAGAAACAAAAGTTGGAGTTTCCACAACGACACAGAATGGGTAATTCTTCCAGCGCCACCTAAGCCATGAACAGAGAATTTGTAAATACTTATATGCAAGAAAAAAATATCCCATCGGGGTATTTAAAGGCTTGGTATAATTTTGAAAGTGGTATAGCCACAGGCTCTGCGGGTTTGATTTACAATCAGGTATATACTACGGGTAATCACTTTTTTGATCCGGCAAATTATGATGGAAATTTAAAATCTGGAGTAATGGCAGGAATTTCTATAGGTAATGACACCGAACTGACTTCTACCACAGCATACGCTTCAGATTTTAGCTCTGGAAGAGATAGTTGGGGTAGTGGAGTAAGTGTTACTGATCCGGTCACTGGATCAGGCCAAGTTTTAAAAAAGGGGTGTGTGGGATCGGGGTATCACTTTACAAGAAGATATAGTTTGGGCATGACTATTGGCAAAAAATACAATATCACAGGGAAGGTTTTCATAGACCCACTAGCTTCTAACATACAAAAAGTTTTAATATATCACATGGACGGTTGGTATGGTCTTTTTGTAGATAAACCAAGTACAGCACAATGGGTGGAATTTTCTTTAGATTTTGAAGCAAAGGGAGATTATATGACCCTTTACGCTCATAATGGTTCTGGTATTAGTTTTACAGCAGGATCAAATGATGATTTTTACATAAAAGATTTTGTAATCAAAGAAACAACTTCTCCTTTTTCTGGAAATTTTGATCACAATGAAATGGTTCAAATTTCAGACGATGTAAATTATAATAATTGGACTGTTTTTTTAGACGTAAATATTACAAACCAACAAAATTTAACTGGACAAAGTAAAATTCTTTTATCTTCTATGAAAAATTCAGGTGATACATCTGGATTTTATGTAGGATTAAATGGGTACAATAAACCTTTTGTAAGGTATTGTTCAACGGATGGAGAACAGTATATTCACACGTTATCCAAAGAAGCCTCTAATAGAGATTTAATAAGCGTATCTTTTCATAGCGAAGGCAAAAATCTAACAATAAATAAACATTCCCCAAAAGAAGATTATTATGAATCTTTCGTTACTAAAGAACTAACACCTTCTTTAACTTGGACTTTGGGAGGATTCAAAGAATATCTTAATGATAGCGCGCCGGGAAATCATATTAGACAATTTGATGGAACAATGAATCACTTTATGTTATTTAGTCCGTCGTTGAAAGGAAGAAAAGAGCAAGAGTTCGCAGACTTTTTATTCATAAGCGATTACGAAAAATCACAAGTAAAACAAAGACAAATATCTTCAACCGTTAATTCTACTGGGGCTTCCATAACTCAAGGAGTAGTAGGTCAGGGAGTTGTTGGTTATGAAAAAACATTGAGTCATACAATTGATGGAGTCGAAGTTTATAAAAATGCAGAAGTAATAGGAGACATTTATGGAGACGTAATAACATATACCACTACTCCAGAAACTATTTATTCTTATGAAAGCTATGTTAGTAATGAGATAAAAACTTTTGACAATACAATATCTCAAAACTTTTTTAATAAAAAAATACAATTTATAAAAAATAAAGATAATTTTACTTTACCAGCGAGTGGGTCTTTATATGTTGATTCAACAAGACACTTAATTTCAAAAACAAGTTCAAGCAAATATGAAGTTAGAGCTTCGGTAGATGCTAATAAAAATTTAAACAAAATTGCAAATTGGAATGGTTTATCTGGATCATTTGTATTAAAGTCTGGAATCTCTGGAAAATATCTTAATCTCTACAGAAATGGTTTATTACAAAGGTCTGGAACTTTGGAAGAAGTTAATTCTACAAATACAGAAGGCACAGGATTTGCGGATTATACATTGCTTGATTTTAAGTATATTTATTCAAACGATAGATATGATAAAAGCGACTTTTTAACTTATGAAGAATGCACGTTACCTAATATAGTTGGCGGATATGAAGATGGAGAAGATGCATTTTATATGCATAATGGAAATCAAGGAAGTTCTTTTTTAATAAACGCGGCAACGTATCTTGACGGAAGGGATATGTTTATAGGCGGAACAAAGTTAATTTATGGAATAGACTATGTATACTTTAGTAGTACTATAGCTGCGGTATACACGGCTGGATTAAATAAGGGGGTATTGTCGTGGGTTCAATCTTTTGATACAAACTCAAACTATAACTCTGTCGGAAATTCAGAAAATGGAGATTTTAAATATCACATAACAACTGATAAAAATTTAATGGATGAAATAGTTTGGGTAAGTGGAGTAAGACAACAGAGAGATGTAGATTATATAAAAACTGCAAACTTTAGCGTTCTAAATAATGCTAGAATAAATAAATACGGAGAAGGCGGAGAAAATTACCAAGGAACATGGGGTGGCAGTCTTGCTGGTAGCGTACCAAATGGAATTAGTGACACAACTTACAATCCTTTTGATAAATATCAAGAAAATGACAGTATAATATATAATGGAAAAACAGGATTTTTTAATTCATGAGCCATAAATTTAACAATATAGAAAAAGTATATTTTGACGACGGAGAAGCCGGAAAAATAGGCGATGCTTTTATATTTAATATGAGCTTTAGTCAATCATATAGCTCTGGACCTTCATCGCTGTCTATACAAGCCATATCTGAAGACGGTAATTATGCGTCTGTTCCTGCTCCTAATTTTGATAATGTTTATGTTGTAAAAATTGGAAATAAAATAGTATTTAGAGGATACATTCTTTCAAAAGAGATATCAACGAGCGTTCAAGATAAAAGTTTATCCATTACAATGGTTGACAAGTCTTTAATTTTAGATCAATATGGAATAGGGTTGGTTAACAGGCATGGTAATGTAGCAACTCAAAAAACAAGTATTTCAAATATAAAAGTTCGTAGACAAGACCCTCTTTCTGATGGACAATCAACAGAAACGACGGTGTCTGTTGAAAGAGATATCGCCAATACTGAAGTAACGGGAGTTAAATTAATTAATAATGTTTTTATAATAGGAAGAGAAAAATATACTTCTAATAAGTGCGAAATACCAGATGTTGAATATTTTGGTTCTCATTTTTCCGCAGCGATAAATGCTTTTTCTTCAATAAGTGGTATATCTTTTTCGAGCCTTCCACCGATTTTATCTGGAAGAAATTATACTGGAACAATTAGAGAGGTATTAAATTCTTTATGTTCAGACGCGGGAATGTCTTTTTATTATGATTCATCAAATGATAAAATAGAAATATTTTCTCTCAACTCTAAGAGTATTGATGATTCTATAATAGAAGAATTAAAAAATGACGAAAATATCACAATAAATAGTTTTAATGAATCTGAATCTTTGGAAGGAACTTTCGCAAACTTTTTTTCAGTAAGAGAAATGAGACCCGGAAGAGGAGGAGTTTCAGAACAAAATTTAGAATGTGCTACATCATTTATTAATTCTCCAGCCTTTAGGGGGCCATCTGGATTACCAAATATTTTTTATATAGATAGGGCAGCAATACTTGGAAAAGTTTCTCCATCCTTAAGAAGTCGTTATTGTTATGAAGCAGCACAATATGAAAGAATTGGTTGGACAAATGTATCTCATCTATGGGATCAAAGCTCTACAATAGACCCCGATTTAATCAGCAACACCCCCGGAGGAACAAGTGTAGATAGATTTTCTAATTTTATTGGTTTAGCACAAGAAGAAGTAAGACAATTTATTAGAAATAATCCACAATTACAAAATGGATTTAACCTTTATGCAGTAAATTTAAATGACAGATTAAAAGAAGATTACGAAGTTCAAGAATTATCAAGTTTAGGGGCGTGGGGTCCATATTATGAAGCCATATTTGACCCAATGTCAGTCATGATAAACACTCCAGAAGCTACTTCTTGTAATGTAAAAAACATAACTCAAGAACCTCAACCTCAATGGTACGAAGTGGAGGGATATGGTTTTTGGGGATTTAAAGGAGAAGAATCTTGGGAATTTAATAACTTAGATATGGATAAGTTTTCGGCTGATACTAGTATAGCGCTAATGGATATAACGGCTCCAGTGCAGGAAGCAGTCAACGGAGGTTTCTATGGTAACCAGATTAGTTCACAAACGGTTTTAGCTTTTGTTCCAAGAGGTAATTACGTTGGCTCAATCTCAAATGAAGAGTGGAAACCCTCTAAGTGGTCGCAAGATTTTTTGGGCGATTATTTTAATTCTGGATACGACGACGAAAACTGTGTTCCGTATATGACAGTAAGAATAGCAGGAAAAACAAAAACGAGCCCGTGTGGAGCAACACCTTGCACCGACGCCACAATTGAGCGCGCGTTTGACGGTATTACAACATCCCAATGTTCAACTGAACGATTACCAACTGGAGAAGTTTGCCAAAGAAAAAGATATGGAATTTCAGTTAACTTGCAAGGAATAGGAACTTTAATAGTCGGAGGGCCTTGGATATCTAATACTGGATATAGAAGCAATATAATTACGCAATATGTAAGAAATAAATCAACAGAGATTTCTCGATCAATAAACATTATTAATGGAGCACATGGATTGCACACTAATAATTTTGCAAAATTAAATATAAATGACATTGACGCTACTGCGGAAATTTTCGACCCCAAATCAAGTAACTCAAATTACATTACCCCCCAAACAATTAACACAACTTTGGGAAGTACTTTTGATAGTGCTTCGGCAATATTTAGTTCATTTACCGAGGGTTCTTCTGTAAATGGTTTGCCAAGATCTATTAGCTTGCAAATAGACGGAATACCATCAAATTTAGATAAATCCTTAAATTCTAAAGATATAAAAGATTGGAATATTAATTTTGGACCAGAAGGTATATCTATGAATTTAAATTATGCAGATGCACCATCTACACCTCCATCTATGGACTATTTACAATCAAGATTACATAATCAATTTCACTATACAACAATACTTGGACAATGATATTTTCTGGACACAATTTTATTTCTTTGCCTGAAGTTGATACTTTAAGTTTTAACGTTCCAATATCCTTAAACTCTATTTATGGCTCAGGCTCTTTTGGATTTTCTGGCTCTGGATCAAATGGAGAAGGCCAAATAATCAAATTTGAATTTATCTCAGGAGAAGTAAGAGATTTTAATGGTAATTATGTATACTCTTATTTTCCCAACAGAGAGGTTGTTGTTTCTGGAGATATATTTTCTAGGGGCCATCACTATTACATAAACCAAGATCCTGTTTCTTTATCTGGAACTCAAGAATATTTTAGATTTAAAAGATTTTTTTATGAAACTTCTAGTGAAGTAAGTATAGAATCTGAAGCGTCAATTTCTATTAAGAAGCCATCTATAACATTTTCTTCACCGATGTATATTGATATATCCGGAACATATACGGGATCTTTTGAAAAAAGCGTAGAACATAAAGTTTATTCTTTAGAATTAGATGGTTTAAATCATCAAATGTTTGATATTAGTTCTACAGATTTGAATCCCGGAAATAAAACGGGTTCTTACATTTTTGAACCAAGCGCAAACACTACTTTATATGCAACCAAAAATTACGAATTAACTTTATTGTTAGAAACAGATTTTGGAGAAGTAGATGAACAGATCAAATTTACTGGATATAATCCTTCTGATGGACAAGTTGTTACAAAAAATTTAACAACTATTGCAAATCCAATAAACACATATAGATCTTATCCAAAAACTAAAAGGTCAAATACTTATAGTTTATTATACAGTGTGATGGAAAGCGGTTTAGAACAAGATAAGCCAATTGGAGTAGAGTTAAGTTATTACGATGGAGGAACAGGGCACAGAAGTGGATATAAAGGTGATATAAATATTATTGATAGCGGTAGTGGGTTTTTTACTGGAGATGCTTGGTTGTACGTTACAGGAGCAGGAGGGTCTGGATTTATTGGAAATATTTTATCCGAATGGACTTATCCATCTCCGGGGCCAGAAAGGGGAACTGGCAATATAAATGGAATTGAAGTTTCAATGTTTGGCCAAGATTATAAGGGTCCGGAAGAAATGTTGGCATTTATTTCAGGCAATCAAGGTTCTGGAAACGCTCAAATAAAACCTATTCCTTATGAGTACAATAAGCCATTTTTTGAAACTTGGGATTTGAGTACTGGCATTACTCAAAGTGATATATATTCATTTAGTGGAAATTCATTGTCTGGTGCACCATTAACAGATACTTCTGTTTATTCTGATTCTAACTTTAGTGGAGGACATGAGTTATTACCCTCAACAACTACGAGTTTATATATACAAGTAGATTTTGAACCTCTTTATGATTCAGATCCAGTAATTGCAAAATTAGAAGTAACGGGGCAAGGATTTTCTTTAGTAGAATATATAACAGGAATAAAATAATATGGCTTATACAGTAACAGGTTTACCACGTTTTCAATTAACGTTAATTGGAAATACTTTTTTTGAAGGTTTTCCAGTAAATGCCGGACAAAGAATTGGATCATCAGTTAGAATAAATCTTCCTAGCAATTTACAAATTACAAACAGTGACACTCAAGAATGGTGTCCATCCACGTTTTCAATTGGCGATTTTGTTTCAGCAATAGGTCCAGATATGAATGGAGAGTATGTTTTAATAGATGGAGCCAAAACTGTAGAGTTAAAAACTTTAAGTTGTCAAAAATACAAAACAGAAACACAAAGTAGCACTGGTCCTGCTGGAGAAAAAGGAGAAAAAGGCAATAGCGGAACAGGTTCCGCTGGAGAAAAAGGAGACGTAGGAGAAAAAGGAGACGTAGGAGAAAAAGGGGCGGTTGGTTCCCAAGGAAGCAAAGGTCAACCCGGAGAAAAAGGAGAAGGGGGAGATGAAGGTCCAAAAGGCGGAGTCGGATCAACTGGCGGCACTGGACCAAAAGGAGAAATCGGAAGTGATGGATCTCAAGGAGATCAGGGCGATACAGGAGCTACCGGAAACACCGGCAGTAAAGGAGAACCCGGAGAAAAAGGATCAAAAGGTGAGGGTCTTGACTGGAACGACACACAGCAAAGTATATTGATTGGCGGAACAAAATTTGGACCAAGATTAATTGGAGTTTGTCAAAACGGAACTTATAAATATGTTTATGTTTTTGCCTCAGATCCAACATCATAAACATGGCTCACACACTTTCAAATAATAGAATTTACAGAATGAGGATCGAGGAACATTACGATCCTCAAAGGCCAAGTTGGGCAGAAACTTCAACTGTATTTTTTTGGGATCATCCACAAACCAAGGCTGGATATTTAACAAGACACTTTTTTTCAAAAAAAATTAATGTTAATGAAACCATTCCAGCTTGGACATACGACACTATACAAAGTTATGGATATGATTCTTCAGCTTGGTCCATGTCTAATCCTCCACCAATAACCGGACCCGTTCCAAACACTCAAGGAGTTTATTTTGGACAAAGAAATTTATTTGGTAAGGGTCTTATTGAAGGTTATAACATCGCAGATATTGATGTATTAAGATTTTGGCCTGTCGGAAGACCCGGTGCGCAAGGAGGTTTAGAAGCTTTTGCGATAGGGGGCGATGGTGATGATGATACTATTTTTGCAGATGCTGGATCAATAATTACAAACGGACCTTTGTATACAGACTCTTCTAGTTGGACTCTTATATACAAAGAGGCTTGGTTATATAGCAGAAAAAATAGAGCAAAAACACTTCCCTCTTATACTGATTATTACGATTCAAAAAATTACATTTATCCGCCATTACCAGAAATAGGATACTGGAATCAACCCAGAGATATTGGTATCACATCTTGGACTTGGACTACTTATAGCGCATCTAACATGTATGTAGAATTTACTGATAGTTGGTATCAAAATAGATCAAGTTCAAATGCGCCCGGTACATTTACAAATCCACTTATATATACAAACACACACACATCTGCACCATACGCTGATGATTGTTCGTACACTCACGAAATTACTTCAAGACAAAAAGGAAATTCAGAATTAACCTCTGCTCCAGCTACAAATTCAACAGGAATTAATTTAACTAGCGAAACTGGAATAGTTTGGGATCCATTATTTAATGTTGAAGGAGTAGAAACTTCTATTTATATAAATTATTGCGATGATGGAACCGATTTAGACAATGATCAAAAAATGCTTTTAGCAGATCAAATTTGGGGAGGGAATTATTACGAAGGAGGATTTTATATTGAAAACAGAGGATTGGCATATCATTTAGCAAACGCTGTAAAATGGAACGAGTTATCTTCCATGACTCAGCCCTTTATAGGAAACTTAACAGATCCAACCCTTTATGGTTCTTATGGAAGAGATGAGGATGGAAATTATGGCCCTATACCTCCATTAATGAATTTTAATGGAGGAGGAGAACAAACTTGGCAAAGTGATCCGAGTTGGAAAGATACCGAACCGTATGCTTCGTATCTCGATTGGGATACAGAATATAACAATTTAGAACAATATTATTCAAACACTTCAGAATATATAGTGTGTTCTTTTGTGGATTATCCAAATAATAGCTGGGTTAAAGTTTATAAACCAGCAGAGTTATTGGTTGATAATGCGCAAAATGAAAGAATTTGCCCTGAATATAATAAGGGAGATATTATCTTAGCCACGCAAAAAGAAAGCCCAGATATCTGGGAGTTTATAGATTTAAATTCAGAAGGAAGACAGAAAATAAATTATAGTACACGAGGGACGCTAATACCATATCATGATTATTTTCCAAATCCTTATATACCTTTTGAAACTAGCTTTTTAATTCCTTCTGGACAACAAATTCCACCTTATAGTTTTAATTGTTCTAAATATACATATAGTAATGAAATACATAGAGACAGTGAGGGAACACAAGGAGCAAAAGGAGATCAGGGTGATAGCGCTGCAGGTTTCGAAGGTTCTAAAGGAGAGAAAGGTAGTTCTGGAGAAAAAGGGGGCGAGGGCGAACCTTTAAATGGAGACCCCGGAGACCAAGGAGAGAAAGGAGAGAAAGGTGGAGAAGGGCCAGCGGGAGAAACGGGATTAACTGGAGGTACAGGCCCGAAGGGAGAAGTCGGAAACAAGGGTCAACAAGGCTTTGATGGAGCTAAAGGAGAAAAAGGAGGTGTTGGTTCTAAAGGCGAACCTACGCCGGGAGACGCTGGCGAATCAATAATAACCGGAAGTAGTTGGGGAACTGTAAATGGAGACCCATCTAATTATACAACCAGCACCAATGGAACTATGGAAATTCAGCTTGGAGACGCGGCACACACGGCAGGAAACGAAAGTACAACAATTCAATTTTCAAGAAAACATTTTGGAGTTTGTGTTGAAAATACTAGCGATCAACCCACATACAAGGGAATTTATATTTACGCTTCGGATTTTATAGATTAATATATATTATGGCCCAACATTCATACATAATATCTGACCCAAGCGAAGGAGGCACTTACGACGCTCTTTTAACGAGTTGTACTACATGCATGGCCAATGACACTTGTCCAGATTGTTCGTTGGACGCAACAATAACAATAGATGGCGTAGATCCAGATAGCGCTCCAACACCGGGATGGGCCTCTCAAGACATAACACAGGCAGCAACAAGAACTGCTAAAACTGATAGGTGGCCATATCAAATAATAACAAAAACACAATCTATAAGCTGCAATTCGAATTGTGTATATTTAATAAGAATACAATACGCATTACAAACTTCTAGCGCAAGAAGGTCATTTTTTCAATGCGGACTTTCTGACATATGGCTAGTAGAAAGATGGAATAATGCAGGAGTAATTCAGGAATTATTTAATCCAGCCTCATCTTTAGTTTTTGATTATGATAACTCTCAATTAGCTGACGATTATTCTGATATTAATTCAAAGAAAGCTGCTGGTTTCGGTGGATCTGCGTCAACTTATTTTAATCCTTATGGATTAAGAGAGGCTTATGATGATAATTTAAATGACTTTGAAAGACACTGTGGAACACTTATGTTTTTTGCTAGGGGCAACGATACAATTAAATTTAGATTAGCTCAACATACAAATATCAATAGTAATATAGATATAAATCCAGATTCATTTAATGATTTCGGTGGAGTCACAGAAGCTCCCACTTCAGACTATTCTGACTCTCATGGAAATTATACTGCTCAAGGAGTTTTTAAAGTAAAGGCTTATATAAGGCCAATCCCCGGAGATTTAAAATTGTCTAAAAAAACTTCAAACAATTTACAAACAGTAAAATACCACCCTAAGCTTTATTAACCTTTTTCAATCTTTCAACAAGCTCAAACATTTTAAATTTAGGCAAATCAGAAACTGAAGTTAGTTTTTCTGCATCTTCATATTTTTCTTTAATGAGTTTCTTTTTGATTTGCTCAAAAGTAACACCCTTGTCTTTCATAACGTTTTCTAAAACATTATAAGGATCTGACTTGTTTTCTGATGAGGTCTCTGGAACAAATTTTGTATCTCCAAGTTCTTCCGCGCTAACAATGTTAATTTTAAGAAAGTTTCTAACGCAGCGCACAAAAGCTCTATTCTCAGCAATTGGTCCAAGATATAGTTTTGCAAAGCTTTTTGTGTTTTCGTGAGACGCGTCACCAATAGATGAAAAAGTTACCTCTTCTCCTTCTGTTTCATAATTTGGTTTCCAAGTAATACTACAAGTAGCTATCACATAATTTGGTGAAGGAGATACCACATCGTACTTAACGTCTGTATACCCTCTAATTTGAGCTAGATCTTTGATCCCCCCAAGAAGAATAATTAATTGGTTATCTTTAAGTTTGGTTACGTCAGTTTCGCTTGTACGGTCTTTGTTTGGAACAAGGTGTTCTGTTTTAATCATCTTGCGCCAATCAATTAGGCCATCTTCGTTGAAAACGTAATCTATACCTTTAATAAGACCATCTGTGTCACGCGTAATTTTATTCTTTTTGGAACTCATAATTTAATTAAAACACTAATTTGAATTAGTGTCAAGCATTTTTAATATGTGAAAGTTTTGAACTTCTTTCCAGAAATCTTCGTTTTGTTTTATTTGTGTTGGTTGCTGTGGATTTTCAACATCGTTTCTGTTTTCATAATCACATATACTTTTATAAACTTTAAAATTTGATAAAACTGGACCATTAGAAATGTAATATAGAGAATCTATATCTAAATCTTTTAATTCTTCTATGTCTTCTTTTTTGGGAATTTTAATATTATTTATAATATCGTTATCTAAATAATTAATCTTTTTTAAATTTGTTTCCTCTTCGCTTAAATAAGTCATTATGTTGTATTGAATGCCCATGCTTTGAATTTCATCAATAAAATCTGGATCATCATTCTTCTCTAGAAAAAACGCCATGTGGTGTACGTTTTGTTTAAACTGATTTAATAAATTTAAATTAATTCTTTTATTAGTTACAATAACGCATTTAAATTTAGACAATTGTTTTGCTAAATTTTGTTCATTAAAATATTTATCCATTCTTACAAGAATCACGTTTCCGCTATCGGCATCAATATCTGCTTGTTGGTCGGGGACAAACTGTATACTTTTATTTTGATAATTGTCTCCAATGAATACTGTTTCAAAATTAATTTTGAATTTTAAATTTAAAAAATTAAATATAGATTTTGAAATTTCTTCTGGTTTAATTTTGTTTATGTCGCCACTAAAACGGTCATAGCTTGATTCTTTATTCCAATATGGATAATTATTATTGTTTTCTGTGTCTATGTAAACAATATTTTTATCATGCATTGAAGCAATTTCTAGATCTATTCCATTCTCAGAAACGTGAAGAAGGGAATTTTTAATTATATAAGACAAAGAACTATGATCTAATGCATTTTCAAAATTAATACAATTATTAAATTTATGTTTTATATTTGAATTAAGTAAAATTATTTTAATTCCTTCTTTTTCAAGAATAGGAAAACACAAATTAATTACATCAGCCCAGTTTCTGTAAAAGGGTAAATCTCTTCCTTCTCCCAAATATACAGTTATAAACTTATCGTAAGACATTGGATAATACTTTTCATATATCTCTGGTCTATCAATTTTTAAGCTAAGGTTATTAGCGTATGATTCAATTTCGTGCATGATAAATTTATTCTTTTGAAATTTTGTAAAAGTTTTTATTGTCAAAGAAAGAAGAGCTATACACCACCTTGAAATAGTCCGTAGCATTAACTAAATTTTTCAACCAATTCATATCATCCATCTCGTTTGAAAATGGAATAACTTTATGAACATTTTCATTACTGTGAAAAAGGTCTTGATTTTCGTTTTGACAGGCTACATAAACATCATGATCTTTATAATCGTCTTTTATAGACTTTAATAAACTAGTTGAAATTAATGATCCTCTACCACTCTTGGGGGCAATAAATAAAATTCTATTTTCATTTTCACTCAAAACGTCTTGCATTTTTACCGTTCTGCTCTCTGAGTTTTCTTTGATCGCAACTTGCCTAAAATAATTTTCAATACTTTTTCTGTCTGAACCTTTGGATAGCTCTGTCATCCAATATCTATGCCCTTCATCATCATCCAGAACATTTTCTCTTTTTAGAATTTTTTCATACAAGCAGGTTATCCATTTCGCGTTATCCTCTACTTGTGGTATTTCTGCATTTGGGTCTTTTTTTATGTTTTCAAAATTAAAATCATAATTAGTATAATCGCAAGAATCTATGAAATCTTCTAAAAATTTTCCAACTGTATTTTTTGAAAAGTTTTTAATTGTCCATTCTCTAGCCCTTTTGCCAAGCTCTTGCTTCTCTGAATCGCTCATTTCTAAAACTTTTGATAATTGTTTTTGAATTGATTTTGGACACGTGGAAGCTTTTTTGAATTCTGTATTATGTTCTCTGTATTCAGACCATTCTAGAGGTAGTGAGCAAGCTTCTTCTTCGCACATTTCTTCTCCGCAGGAATAGTTTGTGACCAAGGTTATTAGCTCTGCAAGTTTTGCTTCTTGTATTGGAATTTCTTGACCACCGCTTGTGAATGGGTGACAATATACATCCATAACATTATATACCTCATTAAGTTCTTTTTCGGAAACGCCTAAATTGATACTAGTTGTATGAACCCCGTCCTTTTTACCACAGTTAGAACAGGGCGCGCCTTGCCCTTTAAAAACTCTTATTGTGTAGTCTCCACAAGCGTCACATTTATGAGTTGTTAATATATCTGAATGATCAACTCCATATTCGTCTGCAAGCTTATGAATATTCCAACCTTCAGAAAAATTAGTGTGAAGTAATAATTTTAAATTTTTATTTGTTTGTTGTTTTTTTAATAAAGAAAATCCTTCAAGTAGATTGGGTACAGATTTTCTAAGTTGGTTTCTAAAAACAAAACCTATAACAAAATCGTTAGGAGTTAAGCCAGCCTTGCTTCTTAAAAGCATTCTTTGATTATGGTCAAGCTTGTAAAAAAACTTTTCATCTAATGCTCCATGTAAGGTCTTTACATTTTCTAGACCTTGTTTTTTCATATCTTTTTCTGCAAAATTACTCCATACCCAAAAGTTATCAACTTTTTTAGCAGCATTAATAGCCGTCGGTAAAATTGGAAGTGAATCAAGTGTTGTCCAAAGGGCTGATTCTATTTTGTTAAACCAAGGTCTAGGTATAGCAAAATCTATTCCCCATATATCTTGGACGGCAATATAAACATCAGGCTTAAATTCTTTTACAACCTGATCAAGAAGATGGCTTCCGTATGCTGCCATTCTAGCTACCTGTGGGTCTCTAGAAAGCTCTTCCATTTGTCTTTCGTCTGATGGTAAAGTGCCAACAGATTTCCAAGGAGTTCTTTTTAAGGCTGGATTACTTTGAGGTATTCCACAGCAGTAATGTAGTATTTCGTATTTGTTTGTAGAATACAAATAAGATAGAACCGCTCTGGCATTTCTACCAAAGCCTGTTTTGGCCAAAGAGAAATCGCTTTGAAACAATAATTTTTTCTTTTTTTCCGCCATTACCAACTGTCAAATGATTCAGTTTCTTTGGTTTGTGTTTCTCCATCTTCCTTGGGGGTATAGAATGAAAATGAAGAATCTAAAGCTTTCATAAGATACTGTTTCAACAGCCTAGCTTCTCCAAAAGTAAATCCAATGATGAAAGAAGTTTTATCAGTAGAGTCCTCTTTGTTTTCTTTATTTACCGCATAAGAAAAACCCACCTGTTTTCCTTCTCTTTCATATACTCCAAATTTGATTTTAGTAATTTGGTTTTTGCTTGAGTGGTACGCGCTAAACTCTCGGTTTGATTCAATGGAATCAAGAATTCCTCCTACTTCACCGGCACTTAATTTTACAATAACGTTCTTGTCTGGAATTTTTTTATTTTTGACAAATGAACCCTGTCGCTTGGAAGAGTCCCAAGATGCCTGTTTGATCATTGATGAGAAGAAGGCCTTCTCGTTTGTGTTGTACCAAAAAGAACAGGCTGTTCCGGTTACTTTTGCATTTGGTTTATAAAAATGTATCATATCTTTTTCCTTGTATTATATTAAGTTTTTTTTGGGTGATTGTCAAGCTTTCTTTAGCTCTGATAATTTGGTATATACTTTATTATCTTGGACTGTAATGATGTCTGCAAATACCGCGTCATCCATTTTTCTCCCTTTTACAAAAACAATCTCGTTCTCTTTGGGGAGTCCGTTGTTTGAAAATTTACATTCATCAATTTTATCATTAAAAATTAAAACATTCATTGATCCGTGTTCGTCGGAACAGTTTACTTTGAAATACTTTGTCTTTTTTGCACTTCTGGAAACTCCAGAAATTGGTTTGCCGTCAATAGTTGAGACAAACGCAACGTAATTTCCCGCTGGTGTTTCTGAAACTTGTCTTAGATTAATTAGATTATCAACATTTGAGCTAAAAATGTCTTGCAGGGTTTTGCCATAAGTATATCCCAGCAAACTTTTTTCATAATACCAGTTAGCAAAACTTTCAGATTTTCTGTTTATCTCATAAATCTCTTTATATTTTTCACACTTTCTTCTGATCGTTTGCATTCTGGAATCTTTAATAAAGACTTTACCTTTTTCGTCTTTTGTGGTATTTAATTTTTTAATTAAAGATACAAGATCATAATTATTTTCTTTCCCAACTTTTAGTGCCATTACCTTTTCTCTTGGAGTCAAAAGGTTCCACAACTGAGCTTCGTAAACCACCTTGGTTCTTGATTGCTTAAAGTCTTCTTCTAATGCTCCCGCTTGAATCAAGGCGCACAATATACCAACGTTAAGTCCAGACTCATTGGCAGACTCAAATACCTCAAATTTATTTGAGAACGTATTTCTAAAATTATTTAACTTGTCTATTGATTTTTCAGATATACCTTTGATTGAAAGTAGTCCAAATCGGATATTGTTACCTTCAATTGAAAAGTCTAAAGAAGACTTTATGAGGTGAGGCGGCAATAATTTAATTTTAAAATAATCCAACTCTTTTTGAATCTTAGATATTTCAGCAATAGGATCTGGCTCAAACCTAGTCATTTTCAAAAGAGACAAGAAAAACTCTTTTGGATGTTTAAATTTAAGATAGGTAGTTGCTGCGGCAAGAGCAGCGTAAGCAATAGAGTGGCTTTTATTAAATGAGTAATTCGCTGAGTCCTCAAGAATTTGCCAAAGAACATCGCCAATCTTTGGGTCAAGATTGTTTTCTTTTACTTTGTCTTTGATTTTCTTTTTCCATTTTCTAACTTCGCTCACCTTCTTTTTGCCAACAATGCGTCTTAAAATTTCCGCTTCATCAAGAGTGAATCCAATTTTATTTGCCATCTTCATTAATTGCTCTTGATACAATGCAACTCCACCCGTTTGCTTTAAGATGTCGTCAAAGAAAGAGTGGATTGGCTCGTATACCTCATGTCTTGTATACAGGGCGTATTTATTTAAAAAGCTGAGTGCCCCGGGTCTAGCAATAGCTAAAACGGCACTGAGTTGCTCTAAATTTTGTGGCCTCACTCTTTGACATACTCTAAAGTTTGTATCAGCCTCAATTTGAAAAAGACCGTGGGGAGTTTTTAAATTTTGTAATTGTTGATATATAAATGGTTCATTTAAATTTATATCATTAATAGAAATACCAATACTTTTACAAGCGTCTTCAACAACAGAAACACTTCTAAGTCCAAGAATGTCAAGTTTTACATTGGACATTGATACCCAATTCATATCAAAAGAAGTTACAGAATTCTTTTGGGAATCTAGTTCTGTCGGACAGTTTTCATTAAGTTTGCCGTGAGAAATTGCAATAGCTGAAGGGTGAACGCCTTTGTTTTTTGCAAGACCCCTAAGCTTTAAAGCGGTTTTATATATGCTCGTGTTTTTATCACTCCACTTTCTAAAACTTTCTGACTCTTCATACGCTGATTCAATGTCTTTAATAATGCCATGAACTTTTGGGATGTATGATGTAACCTCATTCATCTCTGTTTCACTTTTTTCTTTAATAATTTTTCCACACTCTTTAATTAATAATTTAGTATTAAGAGTGTTAAATGTAAGAATCTTTGAAGTCTTACCTTTGAATTTTCTTTCAAGATATTCTAGGACTTTCTTTCTGTTGTAATAACAGACATCAATATCAACATCACACATCAATGAACCGTCAAGATATGTTATTCCATCAACCTCCTGTTTCTTTGCTCGGATTTTAGATACAAACCTCTCAAAATAAAGATCATGTTTAACTGGATCAATTCCGGTTGCTCCAATTAAATACAATGTAAGGCTTCCAGCGGCAGAGCCGCGTCCAAGTCCAATTGGGATATCGTTTCTTTTACAAAAGTTAATTACATCCCACACAAGTAAAATATAATCAACAAACCCTAATTCTCTAAGTGTTGTAATTTCGTACTTAGCCCTTTCTCTGTAAAGTTGATGATCCTTGGCTGGTATATTATTTTTAATTTTATTAAAACCAGTTCTCATTAAAGCTTTGAGAAAGTCTATGTTGCTAACGTCGGTCTTTACTCCCGCTTCTTTTTTATACTTCTCTTCAATTTTAAAAGAGGGCAATCTTACCCCATGTAATGGGATATCTAATTTTTTAAAATCTTTTATAAAATTTACAGTTCTATCATGCATTTTAATTTATTCCATACTTTAAGGTTCAATTCAAGGTCATATAAAGCCTCATGTAGCTTATCTGGGTCAAAATCTATCTCAAATTCCTCTCCCAAGGCCTTCAGATTCGTTCTAACGCCTCTTTTGTGGGTGTGCAGTACTTTGTACTGATAGAGAAGAAAGTCCTCTCTGGGGCTAAATTTGAAGCCGTATTTGACACCCTTGGCAACACAGTTGGTATCAATGATTTTTGGCAATAAGTGCTTGTAATCGGCACCCATATAATTGTAATAATCTTTAAGGAGGTAGATGTCAAATCCAAGGATATTATGTCCAATGATATAGTCTGCATTATCAAGCCACTCCTGCATTATTGGAAATAGTTTCTTGGCATCTTTTGCTCTTTCTTTGTAGGTGTCGTAATTAAAATGAGTGATTCGCGCCGCATCTTTGCTAACGTCAATATCTCTATTCCAAGTTAACCAAAGGTCTTGTTCGTCAATTTTGTTTTCTCCTTTGGCTTTTATCATGCCAATCTGCCAAGGCAAGTTATTCATTGAGTGAAGGCAAAGGTTTTCTGTCTCGCAATCAATAAGAACATAATTGGTGTCTTTTTTAAATCTTAATAAATGGTCATCCATTATCGTTTAATCCTTTTGCTGTCTGAGTCTTTGTGGAACGTGCTTATTTCAATAAATTCTACGTCTCCATCGTATGCAATCAATTGATGCGGTTGCCCTCTATCTATTTCAAATGTACATCCTTCTAGTACCATATGGTGGCGCTCTTTACCCTGCTCTGTATCTATTAATATAACTTGTAGTGTTCCGTCTGTAACGTAAAAAGTTTCGTGCTTCTCCATGTGAAAATGCATGGAAGAAGTATGTCCTTGGTTTATGTGTAGAATTTTACCGCAGTAATTTTCTTTTTCGTTATTAGCTAACCAGATTTCGTGGCCCCACTCTTTTTCTACAAATTTAGCTTTCATTTTTTTCTTTCCAGTTTTCAAAACAAAATGTATCACTGCACATGTGTTCTAAGTTTGGTTTGTTAAGAGTTGTTCGCTTGCTAATGCACCTAAATGTTAGGTATGCTTTAAAATCTTCTTTGTTTTTATAAAACACGCTTTGGCTTTCAACTAATGGATAATCGTTTCCGTCGTTTGTAAATTCTAAGACTGACTTTTTGATCAATTCATCAAATGGCAGATTGTTATCTTCAATAAAAAATGCAACATCATTTACAAATTCAAATTCAGGAATGCAACTTTTCCCTTGTAAAATATTTTTAAAAATAAATGAATCATAAAAAGGTACGCACAGTTTAAGATTTTTAGTCCATAAACTTTGAAGATGTTTGAAGTCTATTCTTGGTTCATAATAGAAGCCCTCCTTGGCTGCTAAATCATTAATCTTGATAAGGTCTTTATAACCTTGAGAGTTTTTAATAAAAATTACATACTTGCAATTTGTAGAAAGAGACTCCTCGTCTTTAGTTAGCATGTCTGCGCAGACCGTAAGACGTAACCCGTACATTAATTTTAAATTATTTTCTTTTGAGTTTTTATAAGCCTCAAGAAATCCACCCATTGAATCTTCAACTAAAAAGAATTCGTTAAGTTTATTTTTTCTACATATATCAATAATAGAATCTGGAGCCACTTTATCTCCATTATCTTCATTAGATAATGTTAAAATACTTTTTCCTAAAGAGTAGTGACTTTTAAAAAGTGGAATTATCATATCGTTGACTTAACAATAACCGCTTTATGCAAGCGAGTCAAGAATAAAAATGTTTAAACTGATGCACCATTGGTGCAAAAACTAATCTGTGTTCGTTTTCTGGGTGGTATATTTCTACAACTTGATCCCAGTCTTTAATTTCGTACCCATTTATAAAAAATAAAAAACTCATAAAAGCATCTAAAGCTCTTAATTCAAGGAAAGTATTTTTAGGACAGTTGTCTAAAGCGTATTGTATTTTTTCTTCAATGTCTGTTTTGAGTATTTTTTTTAAAATATCTCTATTGTATATCATCGGCGCGCTAAAAACATATTTATCTTTTAATGGTAATTTTTTTTCTTTTCTGTACTTGTTTATTGTTTGAGTCTCAAAAGGTTCAAATGTATTAAAGTCGTGAATATTGCCTCCAGCCGCAAAATTTTCTTCGGGTACATTTTCAATATGGTTTCTGATTACAATGTCGGGTTCAAGATAAACCAACCATTTGCTTTCACATAAATCGCAGACCGTATTTAATTGATTTAATAAAATTTTAAAATCTTCTAAATCTGACATTAAAACGTATTTGCTTTCAGGGGTTATCTTTTGATAATTAATTGGCTCGTAAAAATATTGACAGTCATATTTGTGGCATATAGATTCAAGCTGATTAGATCCGCTTTCAAAGACAATAATTTTATTGTTATAAAATTTACGCACACTTCTCAAGCAGAACTCTGTAGCTTTAGGAAGCTTGTGAGCAAGCATAAAGAATGAAATATCACTAGAATTCAAAATCGTCGGTGCTTTTAGAATTGTGTGCGGGGCAACCTTCGTAATGTTTCTTTACTATTTTTTGACCCCTTTTCTTTTTTGATTTTAGTTCTTTTTCATCTTTTGATGAAGCTATTTGTTTTCCATTTTTATCTTGAAGAACATAATAATCATATGCAAACTTATAAGCACAATGCCACATGGGAGAACCGTCTTTTTTAAGTTGTCCCGGATGTTTCGCAAATCCGCATTGTAGAGGGCCTTTAAATCCAGCGTCTTTGTCTGGGAATGGTTGGTGAGCCGCTAGGTTAGATTCGGAGGCTTCCTTGTCAAAGGACTCCATTTGTTTGTAAATACCTTCTAAGTAATATTCAAAACCTTTAAGTGCTTCTTCGCTATATTGAAGTTCTTGAATTGGATTTTCTCCAAATTTTAAATGTATGAACCTTACAACTGGTTTGAGGTCGGGCCATATTTTTTTTGAGGCAAGAGAATAAACCATTGCTTGAATATTTGATTTTAAATCTTCTCCTTCAAATTTCTTTTTGCCACTTTTGTAGTCAGCAATAAGCATTCTTTTATCTTTTTTATAACTTATAGCTTTATCTATATACCCCATGACGCAATACTTGGGGTCTTCGTTTTCAATTCTGAATTCATATTCGGGGCTTTCCAGCTTTCCACCCTTTCCAAAAAAGTCATAGTTTAACCCAACTAGTATCATGTACCTTATGTCTTCGTAGTGTTCTTCTTCATATATCCCCTGTTTCTTAAGGTGCTTGATAACTAGTCGGGTTACTGGTTCTGACGCTTCCATGTCAGAAAGCTTTGTAATGGCTGTGAAATGTTTTTTGTGTTTGGGATCTAATAGAAGTTCCAAAACTAAGTGGCATATACTGCCTTTTTGTGCTCCAGCATTTGTTGTGTCTGGCAGCTTTAATACGTATTTGCACCAATAGAGCCAACTACACGCTTCTAAAGTTTTCATTCTGGAAGCGGACAAGTAATTTATATCTTTTTTTGCCATTTTAAAATTTCTTCTTGATTCATTTCTCCAAAGTCTTTTTTGTCTGGTAGGATTATTTTTATTTGTTTGGAGTCAAAATATTTATTTAATTTATTAAAAGCCTTATTTGCTGCTTTGTTTCCAGCACTATTATTGGCTTCATCATTATTGAAAGATAATATAACTTCATTTGGATCAATTTTCAAGAGGAAGTTTAATAACTGGGAACTTATATCTAAACCAAATGAAACAATAACATTTTTAATACCTGCATCCCACAATGCTAAAAGGTCTCCAATGCTTTCAACAATAATAATTTTTTTATTTTTTAAAAGTATGTCAGAATTTAAAAAGGCTGGATATACCCAAGTAGATTTAGAACCAATATGTTTCCATTTGGGTCTATGTGAATTTTTATAATTCATTAAATCTCTACCGGAAAATCCTACAATTTTATTTTTAGAATTAAAAATAGGAAAAACATATCTATCTTTCATTTTTCCAGAGCGCACAATTCCGCCGTTAAATTCTTTTAGGGTCTCTACTGAGACTCCTCTATTTACCCAATAGGATTCATCTTTTTCAATTTTATCTAAAAGGTTTTCATCAAATATTTTTTGTTCTGAAATCTTTACTTCATATTTTGGAGCTTCTGTATAATGGGTAGTTTTATCAGAGAGCCATTCTTTAGCATCTTCTATCTTGTCTACCCGTAAAGAAAGTCTTACTAATTCTTCAAAAGAACCTTTTATGTTTCTTCCAAAGTCAACAAATCTGCCCGTGATTTTATTCACGGACAGAGATGTTTCGTTATCGGAATCTCTATAGATTGGTTTTGTTCTATAGAAATCACCAGAGTCTTTTATGTTAGAATAACCCAACTCTAATAATGTTTGTTTTACATCCATTTAGATTAAATCACCATCGTTTGAGTTTTCGTCATTTAACGTAGCTCTACCCTGTTGTCTGCGTATGATGTGTTCTAAAGAACCCTTTTCTTCAACCTTAAAATTATTTATTTCTAAGTTTAAATAATTGTTTTCATATCTAAAGCTTCCATCTGACAGAGTTCTTCTGTGTAGGTCGTGATGCCCCGGAGCATTTTCTCCTTGAAACCTAGATTTAAACACTGTCAGTTTATGAGTGCCAAACCTTAAGTTGTTCATACCTCTTTGCTCGTTAGCGTTCTCCGCCTCTTCTTGTGATAACCCTTCATCTTCAGCAATCTCTTCAATGGTTTTTCTTCTGATTCCCGCAGTTAAAGAACAGAACCATTGAATTCGGTCAGACACAGCCATTGAAGAACTATCGTCAGATATTTGAGAAGACTTTTTGTTAAAGCTTTCTCCAGTTCTATTTGCTTGTACTGCTGTTAAAACTGGAATGTTTGCTTCCATTGACAATTGGTGAAACAGGCTAACTTTTTCACCCATCGCTTGATACTCTGCCCAATTTTGTCCAACTTTTTCTCCAGTAAGTTTGAGGTAGTCGTATAAAACAATAGCTGGATTTCCTCTACCAACGTCAGATAGAATCCACCTTCTAACCTTTGACATTATTTGCTCAACAGATCTGTTTCCAGCTTGGTAATGTTTAACTTTCGTTTTAACTTTTTCTAATTCTTCGGCAGCTTTTCTTACCTTATCGTACATATCTTTGTTTCGTTTATATTGTCCAGTTTCAATGATATGCATTGGAACACCAGATAGAGCGGTTAACATACGGGTTCTAATATCTTTGGTTTGCATTTCTGTGTCAATAATTAAAACTGGTACGTCGTACTGAGAACCTACTGACATTGCAAGATGGTTAAGTAATGTACTTTTACCTTGTCCGGGTCTTGCGGCAAAACAATATACGTTTCCGGGCCTAAAGCCCCCATACAATCTATTAAATTCTGGAAACGGAGTTAAGTATCCAAAATTTTCTACAACATCAGCTTCGTCAACATCTTTTAATATGTCTTCATACAGGTCTTGAGGTTTATCTTCAACATTTGTATAAGAAAGCATTCTTTCGTGATAAATTGCATCTGCCTCTGATATAAAATCTCCTAGATTATCTACATTTCCTGAAGCTGCAAGCTTTTTAATTTCTTCGGCGCTTTGAGAAACCTCTCTTCTTACTCTCATATATACAAGCTCTTGGGCTGCTTTTATAACACCGTTATTTGTGATTTGTATGTAGCTTAAATTATCTAAATAATCAAATATTGAAATATCATTACCAAAGCATTCCCTAAAAGAATTCTCTGCTCCACAGCTTTTAATTTTCTGTGAAACAATTACGCTATCTACATTATCTCCTTTTAAAATTGAGTTTTTTAAAATTTTGTAGATTGTTGCATGAGCTTTTACATAAAAGTCTTTTTCTGAAATGAATGGTTCTATGTCCGCTAATACAGAAGGGTTTCGTAGTAAACCCCCCAATACATGTTTTTCTAATTGAATTGATACGTTTGTCATGCTTTATTTATAGCACGAATCACTTTTTTGGTAAAGACTTTTTATTCTATTTCTTCGTCGTCCTCATCTGGCCAATCTGGTTCTTCGGGCTCTTCTTGAATTTCAAAATCGTCAGAGAAAAATTCAACAGAAGTTTCTAAATTCATGACTTCTAAAGTTTTTATATAATGATTTATATAATATTCTAAAGCCATGGCGTTCATGGGCGTATCAAAGTTAGAGTGAACAACTGGTTGTCCTGCAGAATTGAATGTAAACAACACGTATCCCCCGTTTGAGCATTCATTTATTTGTGCCAATAAGGAAGGAGGTATTTTAAATGGCTCCTGATCCATAACAATTATTACACCATAATTATAAAATAATATCAAACTCTTTTTTAAACCATTCTTTGCTTAGTTTATCTACTTCATTTTGTTCTATTTCTACTATTAAAAAATTATTTAATTCTAGCCATTCTCTTTTTTTAACGTCTCGTTTTATTGATTCAAGATAGTTGGCTCTTGAGTTATTGTGGAAAAATTTATTAAATTTATTATGTTGAGTGCCATTGACTTCTATGGCTATTCTTTTGGTAGCGTTAATGAAGTCTACCTTTAGTTTTGTGCCATATACGGGGAATTCTTCATAAACAATATGGTTTTGCCAATAAGATTTAAGAAACTGTTTGGTTTTGAACTGTATTTTAGATTTGGATTTATCATCCCAATCTATAAGGTATTTGCTAACCTTTCTACTTTGGAGCTTTCCATATACATTGTATAACCTCATGCTTTTTTGAGGGCTTCTCTGAATTTATTAAAGATATACTTGCCAATTTCTTTATTTTCTTCAAAGTATTTTCGTAAATTATCCATGCCTTGATGTTGTTTTTTGAGTTCTACCTTTAATTCTTTTTGAACTTCTTCTACCAACTCATCTGAAATTGTAACCCAAGCTCCCTTGGCTACAGCCATGTCCCAAGCCAGCATCATATCTACAATTTCATATTCAACCCAAATGCTTTTGCCTCCTGTCCTGCCGTATCTAATTGGATACCTGACTTCTAGTCCTGTTTTTTCATTAGAGGTTTTTCTAAAGATTATCTTACACCAGTGTCCAAGCATATCGCCTTTACCGGCGGCTTGAGTTGTGATTAAATCTTTAACATATCTAGGCTGAAACTCTAAAATCCAATCGCTGTAGTGAAGTATTGCATTGCCCCCAGAAGCATTGGTAACTTTTGGGTCTGATTTTGCATAAGGATTAATTTGAACAGAACTCCTTACCTGAGAAATCATATAACATATATGCCCTCTGGTTGCTAAACCTAGAGCCATCTTTCTTAGGAAATCTGAACTTAGTAATGATCCACCAGCAACTTTTAATGCTTCGTCTGAGCTTTTTTCCAAATCTCCCCTAGGTACAAGCGCATCCATTGAATCAATAACAAACATATATCTTGTATCTGTCGGGTTATTAGCCACTAATTCCCTCATGAAGTCAATTACTGATTCATAAACGTTAGATTTATACACAAACCATTTTTCTTCACTTGTGTCTATACCAGACCTTTCAATCATATCTTTTGAAAGTCTACCTTCTGATTTGATATAAATGACCATTGAGTTATCCATCTTTTGAAAGTTTCTAGCAAAAGATAAAGCGCATGAAGTTTTGCCACCCTCAGTTACTCCTGAAGCTCGCACAATCCCCGGTTTGATTCCGCCACCCATTTCAATATCTAAAAGCAAACTACCGCTAGATACCGTATAGGTTCTTTCTTCTTCAAAATTATAATGATCTCCGCTATGTTGTTTGAGGTATGCGCCTATTTGATCTAGTGGAGATGTTCCTTCAGTTTTCGTTTTCTTCTTCATTATTATCTATAAAATCTATTATTGTTTTTGGTTTTCTGGACGTTTTGCCTTTGGGGCCAAGAACCTTATCCCCTAAAGTATACTTCTTTTTTTCTGGTAAAGCAAGCCTAAAAAGGCTTTGTTGTTTATATAGAAACTTTAAGCCGTCTTTGGTTAAAAACCAAGCTAGTGAATTTAATTTAAAATCTAATTTTAAAGAAGTAAAAAAATTATCATCTTGAAATTTATCAAAAAGCTTTTTGGCTATAGCAACCTCTCTTCTCCATCCGGGAACCTTTAAGGATTTTGGATCTTTTAAAAACCTTTCAACAAATATTTGATACTTATTCTTCTTTCTGGGCATCTAGGTCAAATTCTACCATTCTTTTTACAAGTTTGTCAAATGTAATTTTTGGTTTCCAACCAAGATTTTCTTTTGCTGCGGTGGGATCGCCAAGAAGCAGGTCTACTTCTGCGGGTCTATAAAATTTTTCATTTATTACAACCAAACTATGTTTATGACTGCTACCTTTATAAACGTACCTTTCGTCTAGTCCTTCTCCTTCCCAGTAGCCATCTATTTTAGCAGCTTTAAATGCTAGTTCAACAAATTCTTTTATTGTGTGGGTTTCGCCGCTTGCCAAAAGGTAATCTTTAGGTTCTTCTTGGTTGACCATTAACCAAACACCTTCAACAAAATCTTCACTGTCGCTCCAATCTCGCTTTGAATGAATGTTTCCTAATTCAATTGGAGTTGGGGCTTCTATGTCAATACCTGTACCTAGTTCTTTTTTAATTCTAGCAACGCCTTTGGTAATTTTTCTTGTAACAAATTCTTCCCCACGCTTTGTTCCTTCGTGATTAAAAAGTGTTCCATGTACGGCGTACATATTATAAGATTCCCTGTATACTTTCACAAGATGCCTAGCAGCGCACTTAGAGGCTCCATATGGACTGCGAGGTTTGAGTGGGTGCTTCATGTCTTGTGGAGCATAATCAACGTCTCCAAACTCCTCACTGCTTCCCGCACTATAAAATCTACAATTCGGCTGATATGCCCTAACCGCTTCTAAACAACGCATGACACCCACTGCGTTAGCGTCAAATACTTGCATGGGCATGTCCCAGCTACAACCAACAAAAGAGTTGGCGGCAAAGTTGATAAAATAATCTGGTTGAATATCCTGAACTAATTTAGCTATACTGTATTCGTCTACTAAATCACCATATACTAATTGAAAATTTGGGTGATCTAAAAAGTTTTCACAATTTGAAAAGTTTGGATTTGATACTCTGCGAATCATACCAAAGACTTTATTCTCTGGGTTTTTTAAAAGGTATTCGCACATATTGGCCCCATCTTGACCAAGTACTCCAGTTACAAGAATTTTTTTACTCATTAAAATGACCTTAAATTATCTTCGTTAGCTCTATACCAATTATATGTACTTTTCAAGCCTTCTTCTAAAGAAATCGTAGGCTTCCACCCAAAGCTTTTTATTCTTGAATTGTCCATTAATTTTCTTAATGTTCCATCCGGCTTATTTAATTCAAATTGAATTTCACCTTCGTACATGACTGTGTTAGATATTGTTTTTGCTAAATCTGCAATAGAAATATCTTCACCACTACCAACGTTTAAATGTGAAATATTTTTACTATAAATATCTTCTGCATCAACATTTTCTAAAACAAAAACAGCAGCTTTAGCCAAATCGTCTACGTGTAAAAATTCTCTTTTTGCTTTTCCTGTACCCCAAACATTAACCACGGAACAGATAGCCTGTTTGGCTTCATGGAATTTTCTTAATAATGCTGGTAACACGTGAGAATTATCGGGGTGAAAATTATCATTTGGGCCATATAGATTAGTTGGCATTATTGAAATAAAATTACATCCATGTTGTTTATAATAGCTTTCGCACATTTTAATGCCTGCAATTTTTGCTATAGCATATGGTTCATTTGTATACTCTAATGGAGAAGTTAAGAGGTATTCTTCTTTAATTGGCTGATCTGCAAATTTTGGATATATACAAGAACTCCCCAAGAATAATAGTTTCTTTACTCCATGTTTGTGGGATGAATTAATTAAGTTGTTTTGTATTTGTAAGTTTTCATAAATGAAATCTGCTCTATAGGTGTTATTTGAATGAATGCCCCCGACTTTCGCCGCGGCATCTATAACAACGTCAACGTCATTTTCTTTAAACCATTTATCTACCGACTGTTGATTTAATAAATCAAGATGTTGCCTATCTGCAAAATAGATAGTCTTATATCCATTGCTTGATAAATTTCTCATTATTGCTGAACCTACCATTCCATTATGTCCAGCTATAAAAATCTTGGCATTTTTATTCACGGTAAAGTATAATATATATAATTAGGTATGTCAAATTTAAATGAAATCTGTGTTGGTTTAATAACTTCTTGCTCTAAAAATTACGCAGAACGTTCAAAAAACATTTTAAATACTTGGGGTAAGGACATTGAACACATTTACTTTTTTACAGATTGCGAAAATAAAGATTACAGATATTTAAATCTAACCAAAAATAATTTTCTATCTTCAAACAAAGAAAAGATGATAAAAGGAATTTTAAATTTATATGAAATGAATCTTGATTGTAAATATTATCTTTTGGGAGACGACGACAATTATTTTTTTATTAAAAATATTTTAAATTTTTGTAAAAAAAACATTACAGAAAACGAATTAACTTTTTATGGTAGAGATATTTTTAATTGGAAAATAGGATACTATGACAATGCTAGAGCTATGAATCACGGCGCACACTCTGCTGGAGATACATTAGATTATTGCGGAGGTGGGGGTATTTTGTTTAACTGTAAATCTTTTAAAAAGATGGGGGAATATATTAAAAATAATTATAATAAAATTATGGAAAAATTTCCTAGGTATGCTGATGTATGCATGGGTTATATATGTAAATATTCTAGTATTAAATTTATTCCAGAAGATAGATTTCACACTCATTGCTATGTATCTTTTTATGAAGAAGACTATAAAGAAGAAAAAATAAAGTCATATTTAGAAGATCAATTTAGTTTTCATAGAATTACTCACGAAGACCACTATAAATTTTTAAATATTTAACATGAAAATAAATTTAATTATTACAAAAAGTCAATTAGTTAAAGATTTAGATTCTGAGAAAGAAAAAACAAATCTTAGAGGCCCTAGATCAGCAGTAACTAATTTAATTAAAGGCCTAAATGATCATGGTGCAAATTATGGAATAACTTTTGACGAAGAGAAGGCAAGTGGAAAAATTGGAGAAGTAAATATTCCTTTAAATATAAATTCGTTAAATATTCTATATAAACAATCCGAAGAAATTTTAAAAACTTCTGTGATCGGACCCATGGGGGTTGGTAATGCGTCTGATCGTTTGCCTATATTTCAAAAAATAAAAAAATGTTTAATTCATAGCAATTGGGTTAAAACATTATATTTAAAACAGCTTGGAGATGCAAAAATTTTTGATGTTGATTTTTACTTATGGGCTGCGGGTATAGATACAGATTTTTTCAAACCAGAAAATATAAAAAAAGATTTAGATTGTTTTATTTACCATAAAAGTGGACCTATTGAATTATCGTGGCTAAAGGAAAGTTTGGATAAATATAAAATAAAATATGAAATATTACAATATGGAAAATATACCCAAAAAGAATTAAAAAATATTTCTAATAGATCTAATTTTTGTATACATTCATCTTTAGATGAAACTCAAAACATGGCTGCAATGGAAATTTTAAGTTGTAATGTACCAATGATTATTTTTGATTCTAATTATCGACACCATGTAGATTTTTGTACGTCTTTGGAATACTTCGATGAAACTTGCGGAATAAAAGTAAACCAAAATGACTTTTATGATCATCGCCCCGACGCTATTGACAAGCCCTTAAATGAAATGATAGAAAATTATTCTAAATATACTCCTAGAGATTATATTTTAAAAAATCATACAATAGAAAAATCAACCAAACAGTTTTTAAAAGCTGCAGATTGGGTGGCTAATGATTAAAATGGACTCTCGTGTTCTAGAATTTGAGAGATTTGTTTTGTCATTTTTTCTTGTTTTTTAAAGTTAAAATCTTTAGACAGAAAGGATTCTATTGAATTTATTAGCGGGGATTTGAATTTTATGTCTATTCTTTGATTATTAAATTTTAAAACCTGAGTTACGTCATCCCAATATAGGAAACCCTTTTCAAACTCAAAAATACAATCCCTATCTTTCTTTCCATAGTACCAGCTTGAATTTATTTGAACTAACGTGCCCCCAAAATCCAATAGCCCTATTGCGCTATCGCTTTTTACAGAATTTTTGTTTCTTTTATAGTTTATCCATAAAGTTTTAGATGGCATTTTTTCCAAAACGTGAAGCATAATACTAACGTCGTGAGACGATAAGTCATATCTAGCGTTAACGTCTTTTCTTTCTGGCCCCATGTTTAACCTGTTCATTGTAACGCTTAATAGCTTTCCGTATTGTTTTGATTTACATATAGACTTTATAAATTTAACATGATCGTTAAAAGTAAAAATCCAATCTACGAATAATTTTTTCTTGTTATTTTTTGCAATTTTATATAAATGTTCTGTTTCTGTGTAGGATGCAGTTAATGGTTTTTCGCAAAAAACATTTGAACCAGAATTTAAAAAATGATAACAAATTTCATAATGCCTGCTTGTGGGAACGCATACGAATACATTTTTGCATTCAATATCTTGATAGTTTTTAACTATGTTTTTTTCTTTACAAAAGGGGTCGCAAATTATTACATCATCTACATTTAAACTTTTTAGATTATTGTGTACAACTTTACCCCAATATCCATATCCAATAATGGCCATTTCATTCATTTTGCGGGAACTCCTTTGACTAGCGTATTGTCAGGAACGTCTTTTGTAACGACTGAACCTGCTCCTATTATACAATTATCTCCAATATTTACTGGAAGTATGGTGGCGTTAGATCCTATTCTTACGTTATTTCCTATTTTTGTTTTTTTCATTTTCCATTCTTTGAATTCCTTTGAGTCGGTAAATAAATCATTAACAAACATTACTCCATGAGCAATGAAACAATTTTCTCCAATCTCCACTCCAGAACATATAAAAGAATGACTGCTTATTCTGGAATTTTTTCCTACGCTTGACCCGCTTTGAATTTCTACAAATGGACCTACAAATACTCCATCTTTTAATTCGCATTCATATAAATTGCACGGCTCTATGAGAGAAATATTTTTTCCAAATTTACATTTTAAAAAAAATAATCTAAATAATTTTCTGACCATTTTTATCATACGGCAATATAAGAGTATAATTTTCTTTTATCAAGGTATGTCTACCCAAATCTATAGAAATTTCTTTACAAAGAATTTTAAAATCGGGATTGTTTGTGTTTTCTACAACAATTAAGTTCTTATAATCTTTTAATTTTTTACAAATTTCTTTTGAAGTTTTGTATTCGTTAATAATAATGCAATCTATAGAGTTATCTATTTTTTTAATTGATTTATATTTTTTAATGCTTGGATTTAATGGTAGCCAAACTGCCAAGGTTTTTATTAATGAAGAGGAGTTTTTGTGTCGTATTTTATTAATCCAATATTTAATATGAAGTTTATATTTTGTCGTTTTGAATTTGTTAAAAATTTTTTCATATTTTTTACTTAATAAATCTTCTGAAATTTCATTCCAATCTTCGATAATTAAGATCGGAAGATCTTTATAGAAAGATACATTGTGGCAGTTTTTAACAATAGGAATAGTTTCCAAATATAAGCATTCCCAAATTCTATGGCAATCTGTACCCATCCCCTCTGGAGATACAGCGTATTTACATTTAGAAAGATCCTCTAAATATTCTTTAAATGGTTTTCTTTCTGAAAAATGTACATAGTTTAGATCTTTTAAATCTTCTAATATCTTTCTTCTACTAGAATTTGTTTTAGTGTCAAAATTTAAATATAATAATTCTTTTTTGTAATTTTTTTGATCGATTATTTCATTTAATAATTTAATGTCTCCGTGAGGCCACCTTGCATTTGCAATTCCAAGGGGAATAGATTCTAATTTTTCATGTTCTACATTAGCATTTTGTGCGTACCAATTTATAATTTTGTCATTATCTAAATATTTTTTGTAATTGTCTGATATTTTATGAGCGCTATTGTGAGTAATTATATTTATTTTGTATTTTATATTTGGTAAAACTTTTTCAAAAAAATTAGAAATATAATCAGTTTTAATAAAAATTATTTTGCCGTCTTCTTCTATCAAATTAGAAAAATCACTCTTTTCAAAATCATCATATACAAAATCTGAATATTTTCTGAATCCCATTCCAGTTATAATTGGATATGAATCAAGAATTATTTTGGGATCAACTTTAACTTTTTTCTTTATTAAAGCGCACCCCTTTCCGTTTTTGTTCCATTTATCGCATGTTATTGAATTCTCTAAACAGAAATCATCTACAGCATTATTTACTTCTGGTATAGAGCATCCATCTGGAGGACCGGAATAGTAATCATCTATTATCATTAATGCTCCGTCGTTCATTTGAGAATAAATTCTTTCTATATCTTCTTTTGCGCCTTCATAAGTGTGATCTCCGTCTACAAAAGCATAATCTATTCCATTTTTAAAATTTTTATTAAAAAACTCTTTATTTAAAATCTTTTTACTGTCACCTTCTATTACTAAATAATTTTCAAAATCATTTTGTAATTTATCAGCTATTTTCCAGCCCTCTTTCCCTGCATAATTTAAATTTATATCAATCGATATAAATTTTTCTGGCTTAATTGTGCATAAGGTTGTTGCTGCACTTCTCCCCGTGGCAAATCCTGTTTCTAAGCAATATTTGGGTTTTAATTTTTTTAATTGTTCAATTAAAAAGTCTCTTTCGTTTTCATTCAAATGTCCCCAAGGATGCCAGTAATTTTCAATAGTTTTTTCATTAAGTGCGGCTTTGCATATAGAATCAATATCTTTTTTGTATTTTTCATAAGGTCTAGCGCTATGGCAGTCATAATAATACTCAGATTTTACTTTTTCTAAATCAAACTTCCAGTTACTTCTATCTATTCTTCTTCCATTTTGACCGCCAGTTCTTGGCATGTATAAAATATCTAATGGGTTAGATTCTTTATATTTCGGAATAACTAAACTTGGATAATCCTCATCCAAAAACCAATATGTTTGAGTTAATTTTTCTTTTGGATTTTTAAAATCTTGATGAAGCATAGATAAGGAGTCTTCCCATCTTTCTGGCAAGTTCAAAACTTTTTTAAAAGTTCTACCTAAAGCTATATGATAACAAGATGGAATTCTTCCGTAAGATTCTATACATGGATTTATATGTACGTATTTATTTTCTGAAACATTTTTAATTTGATCTATAAAGTAATGTTTTGAAAGTGGAAGCATGTCTATATCAGATATAATAGAAACTTTATTGGGAAACAGGGTTGGAAACCAATATCTTATCCATAAAACTTGAATAGAAATTGGTATATTTTTTATATATTTCCACCTAAAGACTTTACCGTATTCTTCTGATAATTCAACGTCTTGTTTTTCGTCTATATAAATTAAAATGGGTTCTACTCCAATTTTTTCTTTCCAAAGTTTGGATACTATTGGCCAAAAATCTAAATAGGAAGAATCAGAATTAGAACTTAGTATTGCTTGGTCTATTTTCATTAGAACTCTCTTTGTATTTTAGCTAATTGGTCGTACCACAAAACATTTATTTTTTCTAACATACAATATTCTCTTTTTTTTATGAGAGATAAATCTAAAGGTGGAGCCCAATTTCCTTTTGGTTTATATCTATCGTCTAAACCATTAAAAAAGTCATATAAATCAGCTTCTATTGTAATATTATTTTCAGACATACTCTCGGCATTTCTATATGTTATGTATTCTTTTAATGTTTTAATTTCCATAAACCAAGAACCAGTATTAAATTGTCTCGGAACATATTTACCAAATGTATTTGTTGGGTTTTGTAAAAAATTTTTATATAAATTAAAATTTAACATTTTTTGTCTAGGTTCATGAAAAAATACATATTTATAATTTCGAAATACAGGCCAATTAGCTTCCCACGATTCTATTAGTCCTGCGCCCTTGTTATTTTGGCCATGTTTATTTTTTGTTTTTTTGTACGAAAAAATTATATTTGCCTCGCTAGGTATAGCGTTCAAAATTCGCTTATCTACTTCAGACTTATCGTTGACTGTATTATCTATAACATAAACGTTTTCATAAAAACCAACATGTTTATTAAAATGGTAAAAAAACGATTTAAAACCTTCAACAAATTGAAGAACTCTTTCTTCTCCGTCGTTAACATAAGACTTGTGTTTAAATTCTTTTGAATTGAAAGCGCATCTAAGTTCAAAAATTATATCTTTTTTAGGTTCCATGTCTTAAATTGTACTGAGTATTTTACATGTATATCCAATTTCTTTTTTTGTCATTTCGGCATTAATAGGCAGGCTTATTTCTGAAAAAGCTTGTTGTTCAGAAAATGGAAAGTCTCCTTTTTTGTGGTTCAAATACTTATAAGCTCTTTGTAAATGTATTGGTTTGGGGTAGTGAAATCCGGTTTGAATACCTTTGTCGTTTAATGTTTTTTGTAGTTTATTTTTATCTTTTGTAAAAATTGGGAATAAGTGATAAACACATTTATTACCCCTTTCTACTTTTAGAGTTTTGACATTTTTATTTTCCGATAGAGCTTCCATGTATTTATTTGCTATGAAAATTCTTTTATTATTCCATTCGTCTAGATAGGGAAGTTTTAAATTTAACATTACAGCTTCTATTTCGCTCATTCTATAATTAAAGCCCACTATATCGTGATGATATTTTTTACTTTGCCCGTGATTTATGAGCTTTTTCATTTTATCGTAAAGTTTTTTAGAGTTCGTTACTACCGCTCCTCCCTCCCCACAGGTTCCTAAATTCTTGCCGGGATAAAAACTAAAACATGTTAGATCAGAAAATGAAGCTATGGGTTTGTCGTTAAACAAACTTCCGTGCGCTTGCGCTGCATCATTTATTAAAATAGATTTAGAGCTTTTGCTTAAGCATTTTAATCCAACTAAATCACAAGGATTTCCATACATGCTGGTGGGTAAAATAATTTTTGTATTGCGAGTAGTTAATTTTATAGCTTGATCAACGTTCATATTACAGGTTTCGTCAACGTCAACAAATTTATGCTTAAGATGACGACAATGAGATACAGCTTCGCTAGTTGCAATATAGCTATTGGGACAAGTTAAAACTTCTCCTTCTGAATCAAAAAGATGTAGTGCTGTATGCAGTGCTGTAGTACCACTACTTGTGGCAACACAGTATTTAACGCCACAATATTTTGCAAAATCTTGTTCAAATTTTTCTACGTTTTCTCCAGATATAAAATTAGAAGAATTTACAATGGATGAAACCTTGGATAAAAAACGCCTTTTAATTTTTTTATTTTGTTTTGAAATATTAGAAAAATGAATTTTCATTAAAATTCTCCTACTCCTGATATTTTTGGACATATTTGTTTGCCGTTAGAAAACTTTTCAGCATTAAAGAAAGCTATTTTATATCCTTCTTTTAAATAAACATTAGAAAATTTTACTTCTCCCTCTCGCTCAAAACATATATAATTTATTTTGGAACCATCTTGACTTGCGGGTTCTTTGCAGTATGGTAGGTGTCCATATTTTTCAACTATCATATTTAAAAATTTTTTATGAGTAAATCCTGCTCCTCCATGGCAATGTAGGCCAACTTGAAAATCTTTTGACATTCTTTCTTCGCAATTTTCATCTCCTTTAATGGAAATAATTCGATCATTTATTCCGCTTACATGGCATCCACCAAAATAAAGTGATCCATGTTTACCCACGCAAAGATACGCTACATTTTCTTTAATTAATTCTTTTAAATTTGTTTTGCCATATAAAAAATAATTTGGTATATTAATTTTTACGTCATCTTCAACAAAAAACCAATAGTCGTATTCATTTTTAAATTTTTTAAACGCATAATCAAAAGATTTGAAACTTCCCCCAACTCCATTTTCCCAAGGCCTATTTATAACTTTTATTATTCCATTTTTAGTTTTTGAATTATTAAATTTAGAAATAAATTTTAAAGATTCAGATTCTGGATCAGAAGATTTCTCACAACAATGATTAACTAAAATAATATCAGAAGATAAACCGGAGTCTAATTTTTGCAGATATGGTATATATTTGTTAAGATAGTTTATTGTTTCTTCTGTGTTCTTAGGATATGTTCTCCTTTTTCCAAAAAAAGTTGATATAACTGTGCAATTTTTAGACATTTTATTTTTTTATTATTGTTAAAGAGGGAAACTGTTCTAAGACTAATGTTTTGTATTTCGTTTTATTTATAACTGGTTGTATTTTTGGAAAATTAAATTTATTCATCCATTCTACGCTGTCTCTTTCTTTTGATCCGCCTTCGAGTAAAACAATTCCTCCTTGTGATATTTTAGGCATATATTTATCCAAACAATATTCGTATGTATCTCCATTATTACTTATGTCAATATGTAAAATGTCTATAGAATCATCGGCGTGAAATTTGTATATATTTTTATAATTTGCTTTTTTAATATATATATTTTTTCGTTTTAAAAATTTTAATTCTATATCATCGTATCTAGAGCCAGAGTATTCATAGTCTTCAAATAAATCATATGCATAAATTTGACATTCCTCGTTGACTGTGGAAGATAGAGCTTCTAAAGAAAAGCCGTCTAGGATTCCTATTTCAACTATTTTTCTTGGAGAATTTAAAAATGCTACAGTTTTAAAAACTAAGTCGTAATTATTTTGCATGTATGAAGAGTTCATTATATTTTAAAATTTTTTTTATCAGAAAACCAATCGCTTCTATTCTCTAAAATTTCTTGTAAATATTCTTTGTATTCACTGTCGGGAATATTTTTTATTTGTCTGGATAGTTGTCTGTATGTCATGAACCCCTGCTTAATGCATACCTCCTCTACACATCCAATCTTGTATCTTTGTTGTTGTTCGATTGTTCTTATAAATTCGCTAGCTTTTTGTAAATCTGAACAGTTACCCGTATCAAACCAAACTACCCCTCTTCCTAAATCTTCAATGGTTATATTTTTTTGTTGTAAATATAGTTTATTTAAATCTGTTATTTCCAACTCTCCTCTTTTGGAAGGTTTTAATGATTTCGTGTTTTCAATAACGGAGTTGTCGTAGATATATAAACCGGGGATCATATGATTTGAAGTAGGTTTTTTTGGTTTTTCTTTTATGTCTACAACTTTGTTTCTGTTAATTTCTAAAACTCCGAAATTTTGTGGGTCAGAAACAAAATATGTAAATATGTGGGCTCCAGTTGAGAAGTTGTTTATAATTTTATCTAATCCAATATAACCATAAAATACATTGTCTCCAAGAATCAAGCACACGTTATCTTGACCAATAAATTCTTCGCAAATTAAAAAAGCTTCTGAAATACCTTTTGGTTCTGCTTGTTCGAAATATTCTATATTTATTCCCCACTGAGATCCATCCTTTAATAATGTCTTATATTTATCCAAATACTCTGGAGAACTAATTATAGCTATATCTTTTATTCCTCCAAGCAACAAAGTGCTTAGTGGATAATATATCATAGGTTTATCATGAACGGGTTGAAGCTGCTTGTTAGAAACTACGGTTAGGGGATAAAGTCTAGAACCAGATCCTCCAGCTAAAATAATTCCTTTGGTTTTTTTTGACATTAAAAATTTTCAACATACCAATTTACAGTCTTCTTCATTCCTTGACTTATAGAATACATAGGTTTCCATCCTAATTTTGTAATTTTTGTATTGTCTATTGCATATCTAAAATCGTGAGCAAGTCTATCATTTACGTACTCAATGTGATCTTTAGATCTCACCTTCATTAGTCTGCAAATTTGTTGGACAATTTGAATATTTGTTTTTTCAGTATTTGCTCCAATGTTGTATACTTCCCCAACATTTCCATCAATAGCAACTTTCCAAAGTGCTCTACAGTGATCCATTACATATATCCAATCCCTTACGTTTAACCCTTTTCCATATACTGGAATTTTTTCATCTTGATAAATAGAGTTTATAACTGTTGGAATAAATTTTTCTAAATGCTGTCTAGGGCCATAGTTATTAGAACATCTAGTTACAACTACTGGGAAATTATATGTCTTAAAATAAGAGAAGCATATTAAATCTGAAGCCGCTTTTGTAGAAGAATATGGAGAGGTTGGGTCAATAATGGTTTCCTCTGTAAATTTACCTTCTTCGCCCAGCGCTCCATAGACTTCATCTGTTGATACATGAACAAACCTTTTGATTCCGCATCGTCTACAAGCTTCTAACATGCTCATTGTTCCAACAACATTAGCTTGAACAAATGGAAATGGATTATTTATAGAATTATCAACGTGAGATTCTGCAGCCAAGTGAAAAACTATATCTATATTAAATCTTGCAAAGATATCTATAATTTCTCCAGTACTTCTGACATCTACTTGTTCAAAGAAGTAATTTGGATTATCTAAGTATTCTTTATTATTGCCCCCTGAACCCGCATAAGATAAGCAGTCTACATTAATAACCTTATCTACATTTTTCTTACTTAATAAAAATTCTATTAAATTAGAACCAATGAAACCTGATCCACCTGTAACTAAAATATTCATTTATTTTCTGTGCTCCATTTTTCTCCAAAATGACCTATTTCTGCCCTTATTTCGTCATTGGGGTCATACTTCCTATTAACATAATACAACAAAATTGATCCCGGTTCCAAACATTTATATCCATGATAAACTCCGGGGATAATTTTTAATACTCTTGGGTTTTTGTCTGACAAATATTCAAATCTACATCCATTTTCCTCTGTTGCTAAACCCACTTTAAATGATCCTTTGATGCATGTCCAATAATCTGTTTGAAGATCGTGCTTATGCCAAGCTACAATATGTTCGGTTGAATTAACAACCGATACGTTAATTTGTCCATCTAAAATGTCAAAAACATCAATTAGCCTTTGGGCTCTGTCATCTTCGTGAAATTTCATTTTTTATTTTGGTTGTAGATATTGCTTCTGTATATGGAAAAAATATAATTTTGGCACCATAACTTTTTAATTCGTTTTCATAGTCAGACCATTTCTGATCGTCGTACCAGTCGTCCCCAACGAAAAGAATATCATACTTTAATTTCCTATGTGCTTTGATTTTGTCAAGATCATTTTGTGGAATGACAGTGTCAACATATTTAATATTTCTAACTATTTCTATTCTATGTTCAAAGGAAATGATGGGGTTTGTGTTTTTTTTAGATTTTATTAGCTTATCTGTGCTTACGGACACTATGAGGTGGTCACACATTGATTTTGCATTTCTCAATATGTTTAAGTGGCCAACATGGAACATGTCGAAAGCGCCACAGGTATAGCCTACTACTGTTTTTTTATTCATTGGTAATAAGATTGATTAGTTTATCTCTATCTTTTCTAAAATCTAAAACTTCGGAAACAACATGATTGTCTCCGGGTCCATACGCATTAGCGTAAGCGGGAGTAGAAAGTTTCTTTTCAAAAACTATTATACCATTATGGATAGATATATTATATAAGTAATCCAATAAGTAAACAATTTCTTCTTTATTGAAATTCTCTTTTATTATTGAGGCGTCCCATGGCGAAGCGTCAGATACCCAATGATCGGTGGATGTTTTGGGAGAAAAAAAGGAATCTAAATGCATCAAATCTATTAACATTTTTGTAAAATCAATAAATGAAGGTTGGGAAAAAGTGCCCGAGGGCTGATTGGGCCAATAGCTAGTATGGATGTCCTCACATATATATACTCCGTTATCAGCTACATGTGGAAATAATTTTAGAAAAGTTTTAATCTGGTCATGACACGCGTGAGAGCCATCGTCAAGTATCACATCTAATTTTGGGGTTTCTTCTATAATTTTTTGAAGAATTTTTTGGTCAGCTTGTGATCCCACAAACATTTTAAGATTGTTAAAATCGTTTTCGTATGACCTCAGATCATCTATATCTAAACCATAAATTTCACATTCTTCAAAAACGTAATTAAGCATTGCGAGTCCGCCCCCGCCTAGGTTGCCTATTTCTAGTATTTTGGGGTGTGTGCCTTTGAATTTTTGTAAATGTCTATCGTAAACCTCTGGGTAATTTGACCATTTGCCTACCCTGTGGGTTTTAACTATTTTTTTATCTGTAATGTATTGTTGGAATGTTTTATCCATTACTTTTCCTTATTTCTTTTAAAATCATTTCACAATTAGAATCATAAGTAAAGTCTTTTTTTGATTTTTCGTGTCCTTTACCCGCAATTTCTTTTGCTTCCTCTTGATTCTCTAAATAATAAGCAAGCATTTCATGTAATTCATTTAAATTTTTATAATAAATTAAATGCTCTTTGTGTTTTAGCCCCTTATCTTTTGTTACCATCATGTCGTCCACAAAAACTAAAGCTTTTCCAGCTAGAGCTTCAAACAGTCTAAAATCTCCCTCCCAACCATCGGGATTACAGGAAACAAGTATTTTACTATTCTTTATTTGATCAAAATAATGTTTTGAGGAGTTATAGCTGTACCCTCCTCCAATTCTGCCTACATGAATTTCATATTTTGTGTTTTGCTCTTTAAACCTTTGCATAAATTGCGCTACCGCACTTCTGTTTCCCCCGTTGTCATGATGATTAAAAAGGCAGCTTGCATCTATATTCCTATTTTCGTTTTCTGAAATATTATTTAGGTAAGACTCTTTTATACCATAAGTGATTGGGGTATATGGAGAATTATATTTTCTATATTCATATGGATTTTTCGTTTTATCTACGCAGCTTCTTTTAAAATACAGTAAGGGATTGCGACTCATTATGCAATTAGTGTCACAGCCCAAAACATTAGACATTTGATTATCTGAATCAAAATAGTCAATAATAATTTCTCTTTCTGGGTTAAGTGGTTCGTTTTGTATTCCAATATCTGGATGTCTGATTATATAATCAGCTTCATCTATGTTTAAAACCATTTCTACGTTTTCATTCTTTGAAAAAGCGTATGCCATGTGATCGGTACTGTTTTCAAATTCTTCTGGTTTTTGTTTGCCTAAAGCATTTTCGGCATTTTGAAAATATATTTTTATTTTTTTCATATTTATATAAAATCATCTCTTAGAACGTCACCCCCGGGCTTTCCGTTTCTTATTGGGTTTCCGTTAATACAATCTTTTCCATATCTGGATTTTTGCGTCACGTATTCGTGGGGATTGGTTGGACATTTGAATGTATAACCTTCTAGCTTTATTTCTTCCAACTCTTTGTCAAAAAATTTTTCGTCAACGGCTCTTTTATTTACTAGGTCTGGTACTCCGTGAGCATCACTCACCAAATTATCTTTTGCTGAAATATATTTATTGTCTTTTTTTGTATATTCTCTAAACTCTGTGGCTGTTAACTGCTTTGAAGCAAACATGTAATTTATTTCTTCTATTTCTTTTACATGTCTGTGTAAATTACCAGCATAAAAATCCATTGGATTAAAATTAGTCAAAAAGTTAATGCTGTGATTATTGGTTGATTTAGCATTGCCCTGAAAAATTCCTATGTCTGCATCATCGTCAAATAAAGGTATTCTACCGTTCCTAACTGCTCCTAATAAGGTTCCGCAATCTATCCACCATTTTATTCCCTGTTTTGAAAGCTCGTCTGTTACTTCTTTTAGATGTTTGGCTAATTCTTTTCTAAAAAATCTAGACGTATATGCTGACCAAGAATTATAATAACAATCATATAATCTTTTGGGTGACTTTATTGGTTGTGAAAGTTGGCTTGAAACTAATTCTTTGAAAACATTTTTTCCAAAAACTCTTATAAGATAAGGTATTGGATTTTCTAAGCTGTAAGCTTTTACGGGTCCATAACTATAAATTTTTCTATCTCCCAACTCTTCATCTGTAACATCTGGATCAAATGATATTTTTATATATACTTCTTCTGTTAGATGTATTTTATCATCTTTAAAATTAAAATATTGACTGTTGTTGATTAGCTCCCTGATTGCTTGCTTATCTTTTAAAGGACAACCAATATGAATATAGTCAGAATATACAATATGATTTCTATTTCTGACTGCCCCCAAGCACGAACTCTTTATAAGAAAATAGTTTATATTAGCGTTGTCTAAAATGTCATGGACTCCCGCCATTAATTCATAAAAGTGATAAATATTTTTATGATCATTATTTTCATACTCTTCTGGGCTGTATTCTAATATATAACATTCTTCTTCTTCTGTTATTTTCCATTCTGCTAATTCTGGAATGGTCAGTCCATCAATTTTATTTACAAAAATTACATCTATATTATTATCTAATGATTCTTGTAGTTTCTTTTCTGTAAAATCTAAATTGTTATTATCTATAACTAATAAATCATAATTAAAATCATGAGGATTAACTTCAACGTGAGGGTTAATTCCTAGCTGTTGTAGGTGGGGGTAAATTTTTTTATTTAATAAATTGTCAAACGTATTTGTTCCATCTAATACTGCTTGAAGTATTGGGGAAAAGTCTTCCGAAAAAATACCCACGTTTACGGAGTCTACTGAGTAATATTTTATTAAATTTAAAGTTTTATTCGAAGTCATGACAAGAAGTTACTCCTCCCCTTTTTAAATTATTGTTTGGATAATATTTATCAACATCTAGGGTTTCTATTTCATAACCCAATTCCAAATAAACATTAGTAAAAGCTACTTCGCCTTCTAATTCAAAAGAGTTATAAAAAGATTTGTTTTCTGCTCCAGATTGTTCGTGTTTGCTGTGTGGTAGTTCTTTATTTGTTTCAAACACTTCGTTTAAATATTTTACATGAGTACAACCTATGCCTCCATGACAATGTTTTGGGGCGGGTGGATCAGATAATACCCCACCAATATCTTTTCCCAAACAACATATATATGCAACATTTTTATTTTCTTCTAATTGTTCAATTGCATGCTTAAAATACATAGGAACATTTAATTTCACATCGTCTTCTAAAAAAAACCAATAATCATATTCATTTTTAAAGTTTTCAAAAGCAAAAGAAAAAGATTTGAAACTGCCTCCGGAACCGTTTCCATGATCCCTATTTAAAACTTTAACTGAACCATTAACACCCTCTGAATTATGAATTGAAGATAAGAATTTTAAAGATTTTTTATCAGCGTCATAATCGGGTCGGCAATCGTGATTTGCTATGATTATGTCCATTGGAACTCCGCTGTCTAATTTTTTTATATGACTAAGAGTTTGACCCATCCATTCTATGCAATCATCTAAAGTTTCAGAAAAGCGATGCGCTTCCGGATAATCAGAACGAAATCTTCTAGCTCCAAAATATGTTGATACAACTAAACAATTCTTACTCATAATATTGTTTTGATTTTATTTTAAGGTTTTGTTTCGTATATTTATACTGACCAAATAGGGATTTTATTTCATTAAAATTATATATATCTCCGGGTGTTATGTCTATTAAATTTAACTTGTTTAAAATATGAGGTTTAGTTATAGATTGGTAAAAATTTAAATCTTTATAGACGGGTGTGTTTTTGTTTTCTGTATGATAATTATCATGCCCTCCGTATATTAACACCTTGGATATACTCATGTTTACTATAGAAAGAAAAAGGTTATTTATTTTTTTTGTTAAAAATTCCTTGTCTTCTTCTTCAAAATCGCTATACGTGTGGGGGTAATCACCTTTTGAAGTATTAATTTGTAATGATAATATTATTTTACATTCTTTTTTTAGGTGAGAAATTCTGCATTTGTAGTCTTCAATATGATTTGTTATAGTAAAAGCGTCATTCTCTTCAAAGGTGACAGCTTTATTACAGTGAAAAATCAAAGCGTCTTCAGTCTCAATGGAAATTGTTCCATTGTTGTGCGTTCTGTATTTTATATTTGAAACTTCTTCTTTATTATTTACTTCTATAAGATTTTCAAAACCTAAATTTTTTAATCTTGTATAAGGCCATCTAGATTGAACCTTGGGAATAATTAAATTTATATTTTTCGGAAAAAGTTTTAAAAAAATATCATCGCAATGATCGTCGTTAAAGTTTGATATTAAAATATTAAAATTTTGATTATTATTTTCAGCTAATGATGCTAAATATGCTGGATGTATAAACGGAGGGGGAGACGGAAGCCATTTTCCAAAAGCTTCAGATTCGCCCCAAGGGTCAGTCAAAATTAAACTTTCACCATCGTCTATTAACAATGATGTATGATTTATGTACTGTATTGATGTATTTTTAGTATTCAACCCAAGTATTTATTGCACTATCGTGCCATAATATATCAGGTTTATCTATCAATGTAAAGTTTTTTTTGTCTTTTTCAAAGAAGGAGTAAATGTCATCTTCTAAAGAGGTATATGGATAACATAAGTCAGAAGTTTTTCTTTGTGATAAATATTTTTTAAAATCTGACATCTTAAATATAATTAATCCCGTCTTAAATTGTTTAATTTTATGACTTAGGAATGTGGTTTTCTTTTCTTTCGCAAATTGATCAAAAATTTTTGTTGATTTAAGTTTGAGTCGTGGTTCAAAATGAAAAACAAATTCATAATTTGAGGCTAAACTTTCCACTTCCATCCAATTCTCTAAGATTCCCGCGCCCTTATTTAGTTTGCCATGTTCATTTTTTTGAGTAAAAATGATATTGACATTCGCCGGTATTTCATTTTTTATTCTTTTATCTAAATGAGATATATCTTTTAATGTATTATCTACAATATATACATCTTCATATCTATCGTAATAGTTTTTATAAAAATTAAAAAAAATTTTAAAACCTTCTGAATATTGAAGTATTCTTTCCTCTCCCGTACAAACAGAGTTTGCATTATGAAAACTAGAAGCGTCAAAGCTGCAGCTTAAATTAAAAAAAACATTACTCAAGACAATAACCCTTGCAGTTTATTCTCCCAAATTTCTAAGCATGGCTTTGCTGATAAATTTTTAACAATGAATTCTCTTGGAGCGTAATCTTTTGACAAAAACAAATCCCAATCTTCTTTCCATCTGTCTGGATAAGTTCTTAGCCCGCAACTGTCATCAAAATAAGACGCGGCTGTAGCTGTTAGTGGATGTTCTGGAAGGTATGTTGACCAAAAACTATTCAACTCTTCCCTGCAGCTTTTTACATCTATAACAAATATTGGAGTGTCTGAACTTAGGGTTTCTTGAAAAGCAAAACCTTGGCTTTCATGTCTACCTATCCATATAGCGTAAGGGGCTTTTGATATAGCATCAGCAAAATCTGACTCTTGATATCTTTTTTCATAATCAAAAACTATAAAGTCGTCACCCAAATGTTCAAGAACATCATTCAGTCTTTGTCTGTCTACTTGCTTAAAATAAATTACCGGCTTACCGTCTTTCTTTTGTGGTTGAAATTGTTCTATGTTAACCGCAAAAGGTAAAGCTATAGCATTAAAGTTTTTATTGATGTCTGTAGCTAAATCACAATTCCAAGGTGATAAAAAATTAAATAAAGTTTTTTTATTAAAAATTTTTGAGGCAAAATCTTCCGTTACTTCTGGAAACATTATGTGTGGCCCGTATATTACCCCTCCTTCATGACCTTTAAAGGATTTAAATTGACCCAAACTAATCACCCAATCGTACTTATTGTTGCTGTTATAGATGGGAATAGCGTCCCAGTGTTCTCCGTTTTTGTAGCACTGAAAATCTACATCCATTCCTTCTTGGACCATTAAATCTAATCCAAGTTTGTTTTTGTTGTGAAACCAACCTTCAAAATAATACTTCATAATTACCAACCTTCTTCTATTGATCCTATAATATATTCTCTATCTTCTTCTGTTACCCACCACCCGTTAGGTATGCAAATCATTTCGTTGCATAATTTATCTAAATTTGGTAGAGAACTTTTATACTGAGAAACGCATGAATGAATATCGTTTCTTTCATGAACTCTGCTAACCATTATTTCTTTTTCTTGCATGAGTTGCATAAAGCCATCTCTATCTTCCACCTTGATTGTATGTATCCAAGATGCGGATTTTCTGTCGTTTTCTTTATTTAAAATTGTTATACCTTCTCTATTTTGTAATGCCTTGTCGTAGTATATTGAGTTTTCTGTAAATTTATTTCCTCTTTCCAAGAATAATGGAAAATTATGTATGCCAATTGTGGCGTTTATATCATTCATGTGATACTTGTATCCCCACTCTGGGACATCTTCTTCACACCTAAAGTCTTTTTTGTTTGTGTTTCTGTCTATTCCATACCACCTGAGAACTTTTGCTCTTTCGTATAGTTCTTCAGAGGGGAGTAGCATAACTCCTCCATCTCCAGTGGTAAAATGTTTGATTGCTTGAAAACTGTAAACCGCAATGTTTCCGTGATTACCTAATTTCTTTCCTTTATATTCGCTACCCATTGAGTGAGCACAGTCTTCTACAATAGGTATAAAATGACCAAAAAGGTCTTGAGCTTCTTTCTGTATGTTAGATAGCTCGTCTAAATCTAAGGGGTATCCTCCCCAATGAACAACGCAAATAGCTTTAGTGTCTTTAGAAATTTTTCTTCTAAGATCGTCTAAATCCATATTACATGTGTTAGGGTCAACGTCTACCCATTTAATTTTTAAACCATTAGCTAGTATAGGCCAGTTTGTTGCGGTACATGTTAAAGCTGATGTTAAAACTTCGTCTCCCGGCTGCAGTCCGAGTAGTCTATAAGCCAGCGTAAGTCCAGATGTGGCAGAGTTTAATGTCGCACAGTATGGGTTATTAAAATAATTAGATAATAGAGATTCAAACTCCTCAACTTTTGGTCCTTGTCCTATAAAGCCAGATGTCATAACCTCTCCAAGAGGTTTTACAACGTCTTTACTCATTGAAACTTTAAATAAAGGAATCATAAGTTCTTATTTTTTAATAATACATCTGTGCCACCGCTTTCATTACCCTGTTAGAGTACTCTGTATATATATAATGAATTTTGTCATTTGTCAATAAATATTCTCCCCCTTTGAACACTATAAATAATTAAATATCTTCATTGTATTTATTTAGTAGGTCTCCTATGTCCCACTGTTTGGAATTAAATCTACTTTTCTCATAAACTCTATGGCACACTAATATTTCATCAAGATTATAAAAACTGCATTTCATGCTCATTAATTTTAACCACATGTCCATGTCTTCGTAGCCCGGATATTGCGCGTCCCACCCCCCGCTTTCAATAATTTTAGATTTTTTAATTATAGAAGTACTGTTTGCTATTTGGTTTTGACCTTTTTTTGTTAGCCTTTTTATAAATTCATTTGTTGTTTCTAATGTTGGTCCGGGTCCGTACTTTGTTGGAGTTTTGCCTTCTTCGTCTATATATAAAATTTGAGACCCAATAACATCATAATCCCCAATTAGCGGTAATTGTTTTTCTAGTTTATTTTCCATCCAGACATCATCATCGTCCTGTATTGCAACGTTTGAGTATTTAGATTCTTCTACTAAAAGGTTTAAAGTTTTTGAAACACCTAAAGGTTTTTCTCCGAAGTTAAAAATTTTAATTCTCGAGTCATTAAATGAAGAAAGAATATTTTGAGTGTTGTCTTTTGATCCGTTAATTCCAACTAGAAGTTCTAGATCTTTAATTGATTGATTTAAAACTGATTTTACAGATTCTTCTATAAATCTTTCTCCATTGTACGTTGGTAATAATACAGATATCATAATACTTCACTTGCCCCTTCTCCATGATTACCAAAAGCTTGGTGATCTTTATCTATAGCAATAAGTTTAGGCTTGTGATTTCTTGGATGGCTATAAGAATAACAATATCCACAGTCTAATACTTTAGTTGGGGGATTATCTAAAAACCATCTATTAAGATGGGATTCGTCATGCCACTTTGCTACGATTTGATTTGCTCTATCAATATCAACATTTGTTGATATCATTTCAGACATTCTTAAAAACTCATTAGTTGATCCCCCATTAAACCCTCCAGCAAAATATAAGACTTGCTCATTTGGGGCAATGTAAGCTAGGCTGTTTGGATTGGTTTCAACATTACCTCTTCCTCCATATATGCCGGGATGTACTGTGGCTACTCTATCGCTAAGTATTTCATTACCAACTTCATTTTCAAAAATCATGTCTGCATCGGTATAGAATAAATAATCCTGAGTTGTTAATAGTTCTTTATTTTGAAAAAACGTATGATACCTCTCTAGAGTAATATATGGCCACTGCTTGTGCTCTTGGGGAACTTTAACAACGTTGTGTTCGGGAAATTCTTTTGCCGTATCAGTAAATAAAAAATAAGTTACATCACAGTCTTTAAGAAAGTATTGGTCAGCAGTTTCAAAAAGAGCTTTTAAAAAAGTGTCGTATTTTTGTGTGGCAATTATAAGTAAACCAACTTTTATATTATTTTCCATGACGCGGGTATCCTGTGTTCTAAATAGTTTTCTTTGTCTTGGTAGGTTTGCTCAACTCTTTCTCTTGAAAACCAGTTACTTGGGGCTACGATTTTTTTATTGTTGTTTTTATTTAAATATGCTGCCCACCAACTGAAAGAAGAGTTTGCTATAATGTTATTTTTGCAGAAAGACATTAAAAATAATTCTAATATATCCTCTTTTATATATTTTTTTGAGTTGGCTTCCCTTTTGTTTTCGTTTAAAGTGACCACTTCTTCTTTGTTGTGTTCTCTGAACTCAATATATTTACAATTGTAATCTTTAAAATTTTCTTTGCACCAATCTATGTCGTCAGAAAACACATAGTATTCTTCATTCTTTCCAATGTAATCTATAGCTCTGGAGTAGTATTGCATGTTTTGTACTGGATGATAGTTCTCTAACAAAAGATAATCTCCTCTTCTTACATGGATAGAGTTTGAATGATTTACGTTGGGGTATTTATCATACAATTCTTTAATAAGCTTTGGTTTTAAATTAAAAAAACTTAAAATTTCATCTCTACAGTAATCAAAATATAGATGGGATTGAAAATAACCATTTATGTTTATATTTATAGCTGGATTAATTATTCCCCTCATGTCTCTATAGTCAGACTTGCCTTCGTCTCCGGAAACTTGTGGAGTAATGACCATTTCTTGCAACGGTTTAGTAAAAAATGATTGGTATTCCCAGTGTGGAAAACAGGCCTTTATTCCACATTTTCTAGCTATACCCAAAGTGGAAGCAATTTGAAACATTTGATTTCCAAGCCTACCTAATTTACCTAAATTGACAAAACTTAACATAAATTATATCTACTTTCTAATTCTTCTTTGTTTAAGTTGAATTGATCATAAAATGATAACTCTGGGTTTGAGGCATCAAAGTTGCTGGAGTTTTCGGCTAATAAGCCCACGCCAATAAACTTATATTGATTTTTGAATGATTCCATATAATAATTCATTCCTTGTTCGTCGTTTTCTATTGGCAGTACTTTTACATTTTTTACATCTTCTATCATTTTAGATACAAGTTCTACATGTTTTGATGGAATAATAACTTCACTATATTGTTCTGCAAAATATCTTATTAAAGCATTACAAGATTTAAAATCATTTTCTGATTGATGAGCAAACAAGAAGACTCTATTTGATTCTTGGCTATAAGAGTAGACCTTATTTTTTCCAGTTTGAAAAGGAGATACTCTATCGCCAACGAATAATCCATATTTATTTTTAGATTCGTTTGGAAAAGGAATAGAGTGTTTCCATTTTATTTTTTCGTGAGATGAATGATCAACGCAGTCTTCTTCAAAAAGTTTGTATATAATTTGCTCTAAAAAATTTTGATCCTGACTGTATTGCCATTCATAATTAAATTTTTTTGCGTATAAGTTTATTAAATTGGTTATTCCATAAAATTTTTTACATTTTAATCCCCACATTCCCCCCATTACTATTTTAGAATGAGCTTCTGGGGAATCAAAGTCATGCATTGTGTGAAGCGATTCTTTTCTGTTTAACCAGTCTTCTACTGCACCTTTTTCTTTTTCTCCAACTATAGAATCTGAATCTCTACTAATCATAGTTTCAACCATTGGATCATCTATGGCAAAAAATCTCCAATACATAGGCCATATTTTCGACTCTAATACTAAAACCTCACACCTCTCATCTGATAAGAGCGTATTTAAATTTTTTATATCTTTAGTACAGTAAAATCTGCAAGTCCATTCTGGATAAATTTCTACAGCTTCATCTATATTTGTTTCCGCGCCGTTTAAAAAAATGCTTCTATCTCCATATAACGAAAAAGAGATGATCTTTTTGTTTTCTTGTGGCTTTAGGGTGTGTTTTAATATTTTATATTCTTGATTTTTTGCACCCAATAGATGTTCAAAGCTATTCATTTTCTAATTCTTTTTTGATCCAATTTTCTATATCTACCTTGGGTTCCCAGCCTATCATATTTTTTATCTTTGATATGTTGGCAAGTGTTGTTTTTGCTTCTCCTTTTCTTTCTGGAATATTGGTTTGATTAAAGTCAATCATATTAGCTATTTCTAAAACTGAATAATTTTTACCTGTTCCAACATTAAATATTTCTCCCACCGCTTCTTTGTTTTCAGTTTGTGACGCTGCAATATTTGCGTTAACAACATCGCTTACATGAGTGAAATCTCTTCTTTGTAGTCCGTCTCCAACAATTGTTAATTGTTCTCCCGCTCTTTTTTGTCTTAAGAAGATGCCAATGACGGGCGCATATTGACCTTTTAACGGCTGTCTTTCTCCGTAGATGTTAAAGTATCTAAACAAAATGCATTCAACTCCAAACAGGCTGTAATACATTTTAAATAAATCTTCTGCCGCGGTTTTTGTTACGGAATATGGGTTAAGACAATTTCTAGGCATGTCTTCTGATAGGGGGGGCTCGTGAGCTAGTCCATAAGCAGATGATGTTCCTGAATACATAACTCTTTTAACTGAGTGTTTTCTACAGCATTCTAACACTGCGCATGTCCCAACAAAATTTACCATACAGGCATCTATTGGCCTTTCTATAGTTGGTTGAATTCGGGATTCTGCAGCTAAATGAAATACATACTCTGGTTTGTGTTCTTGAAAAATTTTATTTAAAGCTTCTTCGTTTCGTATGTCTGTCCAATAATTTTGAGCCTGATCATTCCAATAAAATTTAGTATTGGATTCTGCGGATTCGTCGTCTACCACAATAACTTCGTGTCCTTGTTGAATTAACTTATCAACCAAATTACTTCCTATAAATCCTGCTCCGCCTGTTACTAATGCTTTCATAATCTTTTTCTTATGTTTGATGTTGAGTAGTCGTGATTTCTATCGTGATAATAAATTTTTTTGCTATATTGTTCTCCCGTAACTTTTTTTCCAACGTAGTCGCTACCTAATATTCTAACATCTGGCAGTACTTTTTCAAGTATATTTTCTAAATCTTTTTCTGTTGAGTATTCTATAATTTCGTCCACGTATCTGTTTGATTGTAATAAAATTCTACGCTCTTCAATTGTTAGTATTGGTTTATTTTTTGTGTCTGGACGATCTATTGTTGGATCAGTTTGTAGAGCAGCTATGAGATGATCGCATTGATTTTTGGCATCTTTTAACATTAGACAGTGACCCGCATGTAATAAATCAAAACAACTAGCAACAAAACCAATTATCTTTTTCCGAGGAATCGTGTGGAATCCAATTGTTCCTTCTTTTTTCATAACACTGTATGTGTTAGACCTCTATTGTCTATGTTGATTTTGAATGAAATTTTTTCAAAGTTTCTTATGTGACAACTAAGGTCTGCTCCTTTTTCTGTAAATGCTAAATAGTACCCGCCGCCGCCAGCACCGCATAGCTTATGAGCTTTTACCAAGTCGCAAGTTTTTAGTAAGCCATCTAGCTCTAATAATTTTAATTGAGACTGTATTAATTTTGATGTTTGTCTTTTTTTGTCCCAGCCATCTTGGATTATTTTAAAGAAGCTTTTTTCGTCATTTTGAGTTATGGCGTCCTCCATATCATGCACAAGTGGTATGCATGATTTTACTTTTTTTAAATTTAAACTTTTTAATATTTTTGTAGAATTCCTTTTTACTCCTGTATATATTAAATACATATCAAAATTAGAAAAGATGCTATCATCCAATGGTCTAGCTATTGTGTTTCCGTTTTTTATAAACTCTAGCCTTTTTAAGCCTCCAAGGCCACAACCAAAAGTATCTTGTCTTCCGGTTAGGGGATTAAAATTTCTTTCTATATCTAAGGCTAGTTTGCATATATTATAAGAAGACATTCTTTTATTTTCTAAAACAGTCATAGCTTTAATTAAAGATATGACATATGCGGAAGAAGAAGCTAATCCAGAGCCATGAGAAAAAATGTCAGAATAAAAACTAATTTTTAAAGGTTCTGGTTTGAAATAATTCAACACACATTTTGCTACATTATTTTCTATATTTTTTATAGATTTTGTTTTTTCTGTCTTGGTATATTCTATTATGTATTCGCCAGAACTTCTATTGTATCCATTTTTATCAACAAATATAGTATTATAAACGTACAAGTCACACGGAAAGCTAATGACAGAACCGTATGTTTCTTTTTCTATATATTCTTCTAGGTCGGAGGAGCCGCCTACCAAAGAAATTCTTAATGGACATTTAGATAGAATCATTTAGTGGTCGTTATAATACTGTTTGCTATTTTCTCTGTATGTTGAGATGTCTTTTTGGTATGGTTCATAGCCATCTTCATTCCATTCATCATCGCTTAAAATGTTTCCATTTTTTGACAATAGAGCTTTTAAGGATTCATTTAAAATATGATTTTGATAGTGTATTTTTAAACCGTATCTAATAACGTCTGCAGATTCTCCTTGAAGTCCTATATTATATAATGAAGCTCCAAGCGCGCCGTATATTTCTGGTGGAAAATGTCTGTCTATACCCTTTACCCAAGTGCATTGTCTGTCCATTCTTCTTTTGACAATTCTTCCAACGCATGTATATGTAGGATCACAATGATAAGAAAGTAAATTTGGATTATGTTTTATTTTAAATCCAGCATTCAAACATTTTTCTGAAAAATCTGTATCCTCATTGCCTTTGCCTTCGTGATAATCATTTAGGTTTCTCATGTTTGCTCTAAGGCCAGTTGAAAATTCTTCGTTCCACTTGCATTTCTCAAAGACTTCCTGTTTCATTATCCAAGATTGCCCGCCTGACATATACATATAATCTTCGTCGTATTGATCGGCTTCTAAAACTATATGTCCATATTTTGGGCTTCTAAAGCATGTGTGATCCCAAAATCTTGTTCCGTCTGGGTTTCTAACTTTTGATGTTAATATTTTAAAATCTTGAGATTCTTTTAATTGGTTGTACCAATTTGAAGATAGTAACATGTCATCGTCTGACACAACAATATTTTCGTACTTACAGTTAGAGCAAGCTATGGTTCTCATAGCTCCTAGTAGTCCCGCGTTGGCAAGTTCTGTTTCTTCTATATAATTAACTTCTGGATAATTTTCTTTTATTTTTGAATTTCCAACCACTATAACTTCATAATTTGGTATATTTTGATATTTTATACCTTCAATGATGGTGTTTAACAACCCATCTCTATTACCGTTTGTAACTATAACAAAACTGACATCTAAATTTTGAGACATTATAAAATAATAACACATTTTTCGTTGAAAATAAATGTTTTTGACTCAGTTGGTGTAATAAAAATGGGATGAGTTTAATAATAGTATCAGAGTTAATTAATCCTCCTTCTGAGGGTTTGTACTTTAGGCATCTTACAATGGTGTCTTCATTGGATTTTAAGCAGGACGTTCTTATTGAATCAGAAAAAGAATATGTCGATATTTATTATAATTATTTAAAAAAGAAAGGATTGTATGATTTCGTGGAAGAATTTGTGCAGCCCGAATGGAGAGTCGATGGTATAAGAATAGATACAGAACTAAACTATCCAAAAACAATTAAAACTAATTATATTAGATATGAAAATGTAGAAAATTTATTAAAACAAATAAAAAATTTAAGCCTTATTGTTTAAATTATCTATTTTTTCTTCTAGTCGATCAAATCTATCGTTCATTCTTTCTGAAAACATTTTAAAATCTTCTTTAGAAACGTACTTTTCAGGTAATTGTAGTGCTAATTCTGTATACTTTGTGGTGATTTTTTCAACATCTTCATGATGTTTCTTCATGAGTTCGTTGTGTTCTATTTTAATTTCATTGATGTGGCCCAAAAGCATCTTAAAAACCCATCCTCCCATGAGTGTGACAACGCCAACAGCAATGTTTACAAGTATCTGGTAGTCCATGACATGTATTACACTATCGTTGGGCATATTTAAAAAAATTTTTATTGATTAAAATGCTATAAAATCGTGTAAAATAAGTGTAGAAACGGGATTTTATAATTATGTCGAGCATATATGATACAACATCAAATGATTATTCTAGTCATTTTAGATCAATTAATATAACTGACTCTGGAACTTTTAGTTTAAACGCTGAAGCTGTTCGAAAAGTCTCTATTTATAACGATGGAGGAGAAAAGGTCAGGGTTTATAAAACTGAAAACTATACCGCAACAACTTCAGGAACCTCCAACGCTACTGGGATTTGGATTGGGGTAGAAGACGGGGTTACTTTTAATGTTGCTGGAATAGGAAATAGTGATCAGGTTTCTGTACAAATGCATAATTCGTCCAAAACTCCTTACGAATTAAAATATATTATTTTTAAATAATTTCACGCAAAGGATATAAATATGTCTTTATTTGAGCACAATAAACCCGTAATAAGAAAAAAAAATAACGTTATTGAAATAGGTAGCGAAACCCAACAAACAGAAGTAAAGGGTGATTTAGAGATACGGGGAACAGTTCATGTAACTAATCCGGCATTTATTCCAAAGTTTGAGGCGGGAGAAAAAATGAAAATTTTCGCTTTAAATAATGGTTCTGCGGGTTGGGTAAATCATTCTCCTCAATCTTTAGTTAATTTTAGCGGTACGGCACTTGAGGATTTTATTTATGTGCAAAGCACGGTTGGTTTTGAAAAGGGAAATGACTGGGTTTTAAATCCCGGCGGCTCTAATATGGAAAGCGGAAAAGTTGAATTTAAATTAGGCTCAAAGTTGTTTATATCTGGAAGTGGAACAAATAGTGGATTATTTTATAATCACGATAAAGGAGAAAGAATCATAAACTTGACGTATGCCTTGTGAGTTTAGAAAATCACACAAAATATACAAGCAGCCCAACCGGACAACATAAAAATGTTCTAGGTGGGGGAGGAATTTTTACGGAAAGTGGATCGCCAGTAGGGTTAGAAAAAGTTAGAATTATAAATAAAAACGAATCAGATTCTGACAATTTAATAATTAATAGAACAAGCTCAGATATAAATTTTGATAGTAGAACTACCACTAATCAAATAGTAAATTTTTGTAAAACTTACAATAGCGGATTTAATGGAGAAATTTTTGGAGATGCTATTATTTATTATCCGGGGTATTCGTACGACTCAAGTTATTGTTATAATCTTTTTGCTGTAACTGGAAATTTTTCGGGACAAAATGGAACAACTTCAAAATTAAGATTTTATTTTTCACCAGAAGATCCAGAAAGTTTTTTAGTTGGGTCTGGCATAAGTGCTGGAGACAATGAAGTGTTTTTTCCAGAAATGCAAAAATCAATTTTAAGAAAACACTTTTATTATATAGAAAAAGAACAAGAAGTTTTTTCTGATCGTTACGACTCTTGGGTGTCTGGCAGCGGTAATTATCTTGATGTAAAATTTGGAACAAATAATCAAGAGACAGGTACAATAACTGGAATTTCAGGAAATCACTTTCTTTTAGAGAACCCGATTACTAAAGATGTTTTACACGGGGATAGAATAGTTTCAACGAATACTTTGCATACGCCTCCGTCTGGAGAAACTGGATATGCTCAAAATTTTCAAGTTAGAATTGACAATAATAGCGATGGAAATAGCAGATTCTACATAGCCGGATCAGGTGTTACAGGGGGGTGTCATTTAGGTGGTACATTTACTGGCGATGGATATACTTTTTTTGAAACTCCTGTGATTGACGTATACAGAGGATTCACTTACTTTTTTAACCAACACCATTCAACAAATCACCACGAATATATGATGTTCTCTTATACCTCTGGAGGTCATCATGAGGGAGGCTCTGTTATAACCGGAAAATATAAGGTTGATCAGGGTGGATCAAATTATTGTTTTAATAATTATTGTAGTTATCATTGTCCTGACGAACAGACTTTTATGATTCCAATTGATGAAAGTTCGCCGGACAAAATTTATTATTACGCTTCAGGTACAAATCACGTGGGTGGAACCGGGTATTTGAATGTAATAACTTCTGGAGATGGAGCTAACTAATTATGGCAACTTGGAGATTATACGGACAGGGTAGAGCGGACGTTGATAACGACGGTTACTGTGCGGGTAGTGATAGTTATGGTGATTATGTATACCTACAAGGTCTGAGGGGTTATACTAGTTGTGCTAACGCGGCAAGCGCTTCAAAAGATGATACTCAGGGATCAGGAGATAATAGTTCTTTATATGTAAAGAGGATTAATACGGGTAAAATTTTAGCTAGCAATGGTTCTACCGAAAGAACTTCATTGAATGATGTTGTTGTTGGTGATTTTATATACGCTTGCAGTTCTGGTGGCACTAATTATCCAATAGCTTTAACGGGTGCGGATGATGATTGTGATGTGTGCGGTAGAGACAATAATGAAGGCACGGTTTATGACAATGTCGTTGTTGATAATAATAGTGAGCCTTGGTTCATGTTGTATACTAGCGATGGTGCTTCCGGAATTATTGTTAAAATTGATGTTACCTCAAATTCGCCCGGAGAAATTTTAGCGATAAGTAATAATCATGACACTTGCGCTTCTGGAGGAGGAGCATCAGCTTCTGCTTCAGCTTCTGGTACTATCTCGGGTACTGTTTCGGGGACTAAATCGGGTTCTGTCTCTGGTACGGTTTCTAATAGCGCAAGCTGCTCTCCGGACTGTAATCAATATTATCCAAATAGCGCTACAGGGTTTACCTGTGAGTACTATATAACAGACAGTAATGACAACCAACAGTTTGAATTAAATGGAGTAGCCTATGATGTTGATGACAAATGCCCAATGTTTACGATCGCAAAGTATTGCGAAAGAGAAATATGTATTGGAGACTCTTCTTTAGCTAGTAGTGCTGCTGGGGCTCAATTAAGATTTACTACAGAAGACGATCCTAAAAATAAAGGAACGCTCACTGAATCTGGAACCAAAGAAATAACATCGGGAATAACTAGGGTTGGAGCACCCGGAACAGCTGGATCTACTGTTAAAATAAGACCAGATAGTAATTGGCCAGAAAATACAAAAATTTACGTATACTTTGGAGATTCTAATGGCGCTGATATTTTCGGCGGATGGATATATGTTGTGCCAAGTAGCGATTGCGCGCCTTGTTCTCCGGGGTCAGCTTCTGGTTCTGTTTCTGGAACCATATCTGGAACCAAGTCGGGTTCTGCTTCTGGTACTGTTTCTGGAACCATATCTGGAACCAAGTCAGGTTCTGCTTCTGGCACTGTTTCTGGAACCATATCTGGAACCATATCTGGAACCAAGTCGGGTTCTGCTTCTGGAACCGTTTCTGGAACCAAGTCAGGTTCTGCTTCTGGAACCGTTTCTGGAACCATATCTGGAACCAAGTCAGGTTCTGCTTCTGGAACCGTTTCTGGAACCGCTTCTGAATCAATATCTGGAACTATATCTGGAACGGCTTCTATTTCTGGAACTGTATCTGGCACCAAGTCGGGTTCAGTCTCCGGCACTGTTTCTGGAACTGTCTCTGGAACTGTTTCTGGAACCATATCTGGAACTAAATCAGAATCTGCGTCAGCTTCAAATTCAGCCGCGCCTACTTGTCTTACCACTGCTTACGCGTTAAAAGTCAGTATTGTTGATGGAGCCTTGGTTGTCAAGGAATACGATGGATCAAGTTACGTTGTGAGGGGCAATACTTTATATGTAGGAAAATATTGTACTATAGTTTTTGATATTAGTGACAGTTCGAATGTTTCTCATGTAACTTTTACTAAAAGTGGTTTGAATTATTCTGGCGGAGTATCTTATCAGGGAAGCGCTGGTAATCCCGGTGCCCAAACTAGAATTGAAATTCAAGGCGATTTACCTTATCCAACGGCGCTTGTATATTTTCAAAGTTCTGGAGGTACGAGTTATGCGGGTGGATCAATTAATATAGTTTCAGGGTGCGAATGTCCCGGATCGCCTTCTGGCACGGCTTCTGGAACCAAGTCGGGTTCTGCTTCTGGAACCATATCTGGGACCAAGTCAGGTTCTGCTTCTGGAACCGTTTCTGGAACCAAGTCGGGTTCTGCTTCTGGTACTGTTTCTGGAACCGTATCTGGAACCATATCTGGAACCAAGTCGGGCTCAGTCTCTGGAACCGTTTCTGGAACCGTTTCTGGAACCATATCTGGAACCAAATCGGGTTCAATTTCTGGAACCGTTTCTGGAACCGCTTCTGGAACCAAGTCGGGTTCTGTTTCTGGAACTTTTTCTCAAAGCATTTCTGGAACATTGTCAGGATCTAGATCTACATTTAATCTTCCAGCGTTGGTGTTCTTTGCTTGGGTTCATTCAAGAGAATATACTTTTGACAACATTGGTGGGGATCCAGAATTTGAAGAATGGTCCAAAAAAACAACAAATAAAGATGGAGAAAGTGGAGTATACGAAGACGGAGGAGTAACAAAATATAGACAGCACTCTCCGCTGGTTGGAGTAAGTTTTGATTTTAACATAGCAAACACAATTCAATTCAAGCCTGACCCCGATCAGGAAGGAGTTAGTTTGAGTTTGTATGATGTGTGGAAAAGATTATATGATCCTACAAAATATGAAACAGTTGGTGGCGTTTCATACGCATGGGGAGATCAAACTTGGAAAAAACTGAGAAAATTAGTGGTTGCTGAATTCATCAAAGCGATGAGGGCAGAGTTGAAAAAGGTAGATGTAAAATTAGAAGATGATTGGCAAGAAATTTTTTACCAACTATCTCGTGGCGGAGGCGGATATGAAAGCTGTTTAACAAACTCTGCGAAGAACGAAAGCCACAATTGGAAAAAATCAGATTTAGTATTAAGAGTTAGACAATTATATGGAGGCAATAACGTGTGTGACTCGGGGGTTTATGAAGACGAATGGACTATTTATAATAAATTATATAAAGTTGGAAACCAAAATAATGATCAAGTGTTAACTTGGAGTACCAAGGGGCAAAGAGATCAAAATTGGATATTCTGTGACGAAGCACTTATTCCTAGATTCAAGATTAATTCTAGCAATTTTAAAGAAACCAATTGGCCCCCAGAGGGTGTTGGCTCCCTTGATGTATTTTTAGGTAACATCGCAGATATTTCGCACTGGGAACACGAACCAAGTGCCACAGCAAAAGTGAACAATGATAAGAAGTCTCCAAATCTAGACCAAACTTATAAAGAGAAAAGCGAGGATCAACTTTGTGAATTATTGATGCCTTGTGATATTAAGAGTACGGTGTCATTGCCGGGTTTGCCACCGGGAACAAGAGGGGCTTCGCTTTCTCAGTGGGTAATAAAAATGCCCCACATGGGTGATGGACATGGTGGTGCTGTTCCTGCGGACAATTTAAGTGATGGATTTTTTGTTGCAGATGACGGCGACGGTAAAAACGACGCAATTCAACCGTGCGAAACACCAGTTGACGATTGTCCAAAGAAACCCGTGTTAGCAAAGCCTAGCGTAACAGAAAGCACGCAATGTCTAAGAGCTACGCCTTTATGGTTTAACTTTAATTTAACAGAGAAAGTTTGGATTCCGGGCGCAAAAGACTCGGTAGATAAAATGTGGAGTAGGAATTCTGGCATCACTAAAGTTTTAACATTCTATTATGGAAATAAAGCTGCTAAATTTGACAACGACAACATTATTGATCAGGGTGATTTTGGTAATCCAGACGGAAATTTAACAAACTATTTAGAAACCCTTTATGATAAACCTGCGGATAACAACAATCTTCCCGCGCTCGCAGGTATTGATGAAAATTCACAAGCAGATGATATGGATTATGTTCTTCCGCCAAATAATGGGGCATGGAAGCTGAAGTACAATGCCGCAAATATAGGATTGAATTCTATTAGACCCTTTATGGGATTAGGTGAATTATCATTTAATATGGGACAAGTAGTGAAAGGCTTCACCACCGGATGGAAAAGTATTCTATATTATAATATGGAACAAGATAAAAAACCTTTTTGTCTATATAGTCAATTTAATCAATACAACAAAAGCAGGGCTAACATAACGAGTACTCGTGGTTTAAATTTTGCAGAAGAAAAAGACTTAAGTATTCCTCTATATCCAATTTTAGTAAAAGACTATAAAACAAACGATAATACAAACGGAGATAGATATTTAGCTGCCGACATTGAAGCTGTAGATCCCAAACCTCCAAAATCAGAGCAAGATGTTATAGATGAAGAATTAGAACCTCTACATACTCAATGTTGGTACGGAGAGTCAGAGATTATGGTTTCAATAAGCTCAGACTCAGGAACAGATGTTGACGCATATATAGACAGAGTAAAAATTAGTGTTGGAGTTGGAATGTACATGACCAATGATGGAGACGGAATTAAAATCAAACCCGAAATTACAGATAATGAAGGGAATATAGATTTTGACGCCGCAAGTAAAATGGCTGCTTATATAAATGTTGATTTTGGGGGTGCTTGGGTCGATGACAATGGTGAAGCCGGAAATTACGCCGAATTTATAAAAGACATAGGCAGCAAGCACGAATTCGCGTTTACGTTTGATGAAATCAATAAAAAACCAAACACTCTCAAACTTGGAAAACCAGCAGGATTTAGTGGTGTAGATGAATTTACCCAAGGCTTTTCACAAAACCAACAAAAAGGCAGTATTCGTGACAGTAATTGGCTCGCCGTTTGCTCTAAAGGTTTGGCGAGTTTGGCTACTTGGAGTTCTGATCAAATGATCACCGATAAGAATATAATTGGTAAGCTTGGAGTAGATAACTCATTTGAGTTGCATTACTGGAGAATAAGAAGAGGCTACGCTAGATTTTCAAGAGACTATAGTGAAAATATGAATGTGAAAACGCCGCCACCAATAGATGGAATTGATGCAACCTATCAAACTAAAACTGTTTCTTTCATTGATAGTGATGGTGATGATGTTAATGACACTGTTTTATTTGAGATCGATAAAGAAAACTTGAGTTATAATTCTTATAGAGAAGCCGACGGCACTATAGCTGACAAGATTGGAATTTTAATAAGAGGTATAATCAAAGCTCATTTTACTCATGGCGTGTGGCAACCATCTTCGAATACAGCCCCTTTAACCACTAGAGTAAACTCACTATATCGTTATGGAACAAGGGCATATAAAGAAACTATGGCTTTTGGAAAAAACAACGGCGATTACGGTTTGTTTGTTGGAGATTTTGGCGACGAAGAAAATATTCAGTTGCAGAGCGAAGGAGTGTTTCTTGCTTCGAAGAAGCAAATGTCTCCAGATACTATAAACCCTTCCCATAATCCAGCTTGCATGTATTACTATGGCTGGAGTCAGCTAAACGATCAATACGCTCTTGATATCTATTCATATATGCACAGAGCATATCTTGTTGATGGAAACGAAACATTTGACATGCTTTATCTACACGGTCCAGTAGGCGCTTGGGGAACCGCATGGGATAGCAAATTTGGCGCATATAAAATTGCTGGTCAAGTCAATTTTAAGCAGGGTGGAGATGAAACTTGGCCTTCTATGTCTTTCCCGGTTATATCTTATTCTAATAAAGTGGGTCAAGACTATGACGAAGATGAGGTATAGTAAAATGTCATAAAAATAATTGACAATTACTTTATTTTCATTTATATATTATATAAGTGAAAAAATCATTAAACCATATTCACTGGATAGGCAGATTCGGAAACAGAATGTTTCAGGTAGCCTATGGAAAAATGTTTGAAAAAGCATTTGGTGTAGAATTTAGAGTATGTTCCGAATGGGAGGGAGATACCCTTTTTAAAAATTGTAAATCAAAATTAATTTCAAATAAATTAAGAGAAGATTTGGTAACCTACGGAAAAGATCCAAAAGGTCAAACACTAGAAGGTTGGCACGAAATAGTCAACAAGCACGATAAGAAAATAAAAAACATGTGGCCATATGATTTTGGCACTTGGGCAAAACCAGATACAGATTTATGGATGGAGTGTGGTTGTTGGGACTCTGAATATATTTTTGATAAATATAATAAAAAAGATTTAAAAAAAATATTTGAGTTTTCTGATGAAGTAAAAAAATCCGACTTATACAAAAGGGCAGAAGATAAACAGGGAACTTATGACATAGCCCATTTGAGAAGAGACGATATAGTATTTGAGGATGCATCTCACAACTGGAACTATCCAGTAATATCTAGACAGTCTTATGAAAAAGCATTTCAAATGTTTGGGTTTGACAGAAGAAAAATAGAGTGGATATCTGATGATTTTCCAAGCCATCCAAACATGGGGTGGAATTATCCTACGGGGCAAGTTAAACAAGAAGATATTTTTTATGACTTTTTTCCCGATTTTCTTAAATTGTATTTTGCTAGAACTATATTTAGAGCAAATTCATCTTTTAGTTGGTGGGCTTCATTTTTAGCTCCAGTAGCTACAGTTTACAGTCCGATACTTCACGATAGAATTCTATATAACCAGCAAGGAAAAGAGTTGAATTGTGAATTTATACAATCAAACACTCCACATTTTATGCATGTTTTAGGATACTCTTTTGGAGAGGAATGCCCGCATGAGGGGTATCATACCTGTCCTTTCATAAATATAAAAGATTAATTATGTTTTCTCAATTTGGACAAGACAAATACGTTATTGAAAATATTTTCAAAGGTAAAAAGAATGGTTTTTACATTGATGTGGGTGCTCATGATGGAGTGTTTATATCTAACACAAATTTACTAGAGAAAAAATTTAAATGGAAAGGCGTATGTATTGAACCAAGCTCTTCCTCTTCTATGCTTAAATTAAATAGAGATGAAGATTGTAAGATTGTATCTAATTATTGCGTTTGCGATAACGAGGTTTCAAATCAAATAGTTAGACTGAGAGAATTTTTTCCAAATGAAATAAGCGAAACAATTTTTAAAGATTTATATGAAGAACCCCATTGGGCTAAAGAGCTAGAGAAGGGGGAAAATTATAAAGATAAATTAAAAAAATGCAAAACACTTGATGAGATATTAGAAGAAAGCTCTTGCCCTGAAAATATTGATTATATTTCGATAGATACTCAAGGTTGCGAGTTGCTCGTAGTGAAAGATTTTCCATTTAAAAAGTGGAATGTAAAAGCTTTTACCATAGCTAATGACATGTATCAAGGTGGAGAAAAAGAAAAGAATAGAAATAAAACTAAAAAGCTTTTGGAAAAGAATGGATACGTTTTAGATAGATCATTTTCTCTTCATCATTTAGATAAAAATAACTGGGAAAACAATTACAAAGACCAGATTCTTGAAGATTTATATATTAAACAAGATAATTAATTATACTATCAGGCCTAACTTCTTTTAGAACCTTTAATCTTTTGTCTTTTTGTATTTGTTCTTTGGTGAATCCTTCGTCGTTTGCATATCTAAGTCTATTTAAATCTATAACATATGAAACTAAATATATATTACTTTTGTCTGCGTAACCTAATGAGGCGCATACATCTTGTCTATGATCTGGATAAACCATGACTAATTCTTCCTTTTTTTCTATATTTAAAGTAATATTAGCCTTTTTTGCTTGAACTTTTAACTTTGTTAATTGTTTATTTAGTTCTGTTTGCATAATATATATTACACAGAGGCTTTGTCACCTTGAATTTTTTTAAAAGATTATATAAAAATAAATTTTTAAGAGTAGTGGTATTGTTAATAATTTTATTATTACCATTTACTTTAGATTATAGATTTGTGGTTGTTGATGGCGACAGTATGTACCCAACGTATGATCACGGAGAAATAATTATACAAGAAAGAATTTCATCTCTGGGAGAATACTGGTCTCCTCAGAGACAAGATGTTATTGTTGTTTATGATGGTACAGAAAAGATAATTAAAAGAGTAATAGCTGTTTCGGGAGAGGCGGTAAGAATAGATGCAAACGGTAATATTTTGGTAAACGAAAAAAAATATTCTGACGCTTTTTCTACAAAGACATTAGGAAGCATTCCCAAGACGTTTAGGCGACTTGGAAAGGGGGAATACTGGGTTGTAGGAGACAACAGGTCTGAGTCTTGGTATGGTATTATTAATATTAAAAATGTAGAAGGCAAGGTTCTATATTAAAAATCGTCCTCTAGCGCTCCACTACTCTGATAATCTTTAACCTTTCTTTCAAAGAAATTGGTCATTGCTCCCGTATCAACAACTTCAGAGAGCCAAGGGAACGGATTCTGATCGCTATCAAAACGGAAGTCAATGCCAATTCCTTCAAGACGTCTATTGCCTATGTATTGCATATAGTCAACAAACATCTCTGCGTTTAAGCCAAGAATGCCGCGTGGAAGCACATCATGCGCATAAGCTATCTCTAACTCTACGGCTTTTTTGATATGATTAACGGTTTCTTGCTCAAACTTTTTCGTCCACACCGTTGGGTATTGTTTTTTAATCGTGTTTACAAGATACGTTCCAAATTGAATGTGAAGGCTTTCATCCCTTAAGGTATATCTAATTTGATCTGACAATCCGGGCAATTTGTTTTGTCTACCCAATGCAAGCAGCATTGCAAAGCCGCTAAAGAAAAATGTACCTTCGCAAACAATATAGTAGCTAATTAAATTGCGTAAAAATTCTCTCTTACCTTCTGTGCTTTTGGTAGAAAAGTCTTGTCTATTTACGTCTGTTGTAATTTCCATCAAGAAATCATCCTTAGCTTTTATACTTGGTATAGTATTGTAAGCCTCATAGACTTCTGAAACTTTGAGAGAGTATGAGTCACAGCATGTAACAACCGTCCAGTTATGTAAGGATTCCTCATACGCTTGTCTTAAAACGTATTGTCTGCACTCTGCGTCTGTTACCCATCTCGCAACAGTAAGTAGTAAATTATTGCCAACCAAGGACTCACTTCCAGCAAAAAAGCCAAGACATCTTTTAACAAGTAATTTTTCATCGTCAGTTAAATCTCCGTTTTTCCATTGATCAACATCGTTTCCCATGTTGATTTCCGCTGGGCTCCAGTTATTAGCAACGCCTTTTATAAAAAGATCCCAAGCAAATTGATGTTTGTGGGGTAAAATCTGATTTACTCCCGCTACTTCTTCTCCTAAAATTAATCCATCCTTCATATTATTGACAACTTTCACATGTGGGGTCTAAGATTGAGCAAGCTTTAGGAGTAGACCCACTATCATCACCATAACTTGTATTACTATTATTATTGTTACTACCTTCTTGAGTAGTTGCTGTTGATTTTTCAATTTCACTGGCTGATTTAGTTCTTAAATAATACGTACTTTTCAGTCCATTATTTCTAGCATGAATATACAAATCGTTCAAGTACTTTAATGAAGTTTTATTATTAAACAAGTTTAATGATTGTCCCATATCAATCCATTTTTGTTTGGCAGCCGCGCTTTCAATCAGCTTGAATTGATCGTGATCAAACGCTGTGCAGTACCTATCTTTTAGTTCTTGTGGAATTTCTCCATTTAAATTTAAAAGGTTTCCATCAACAGCTTTAAGCATCTCAACAAGAGTGGGGTTCCATATTCCAATTTGTTTACATTCTTTTACAAACCATTCATTTACAATCATAAGGTTTCCAGATTTATTTTCGTAAACAAACAGTGTTGAAAAATCTGGTTCAATAGATGTTGAGCAGCCTTGAATATAAGAAATGGTTGCAGTTGGAGCAATAGCCATTGTGTTACTGTTTCTCATTCCAAATTCTTTTATGTTAGACCTAAGCTTTTTCCAGTCTAAATCTGGAGTAAAAGTTCTTCCCCTGTGGGAAATAGGCTTTTGGTCAAGGTACTTCATTAAATTTTTATATGTATCAATAGGTAAAACGCCTTGATCCCAAAGTGATCCAGAGTAGGTGGAATAACATCCCTTTTCTTTTGAAAGATTGTTTGAGTTCATGATGCAATGGTAGGAAATAAACTCGTACAATTCGTCAGAAAATTTTACAGCTTCATCGCTAGAAAAATTTACTTTATAAGAATGAAAAACGTCAGCCCATCCCATGCTTCCAGCGCCAACTGGCCTATGGGAGAGATTAGATTTTCTTGCTTCTTTAGTGGGATAAAAATTTAAATCAATAACATTATCAAGCATCCTCATTTGGGTTGCTATTGTTTTCGCAAGCTTTTTAAAATCTAGCTTGCCGTTTTCTTTTAAATGTTCTTTTAAATTTACAGAGCTTAAGTTGCACACCGCAGTTTCTCCAACCTCAACTTTATCTCCTTGCTCGTATTTTGATGGTTTAGTATGCAAAAAGATTTCCGTGCATAGATTAGAGCTATGAACAATACCCTCGTGAATATTAGAGTACCTCATGTTTGCGTTGTCTTTGAATGTCATCCAAGGGTGTCCTGTTTCAAACAGGATTTTTAACATTTTTTTCCACAAATCTTTAGCTTTAATTATCTGGTAGTTTTCTATTTCTCCTGAGTCTGCTTTTTTGCAATATTTAATATAAGCCTTATCAAAATTTTCTCCATACAACTCATGTAAATCTCTTACATCAGATGGAGAAAACAAGTACCAATCTCCGTTTTCTTGGACTCTTCTAATAAATAAATCTGGTAGCCAGTTTGCGGTATTCATATCGTGACACCTTCGGCGTTCGTCTCCGGTGTTCTTTTTAAGATCTAAGAATTCATGTATGTCTAAATGCCAAGGTTCAATATACGCGCATCCTGCTCCGGGGCGTTTGCCCCCTTGATTAACAGCAACTAATAAATCGTTATAAATTTTTAGCCAAGGAATTAACCCACTTGATGTACCGTTTGTTCCTTTAATGTGGGAACCAGATGATCTAAAATTAGTAACGTCAAATCCTAAGCCTCCTGCAAATTTGGATTTCCTAGCTTCTTGCCAAGCTCCATCAAAAATACCATCAATGCTATCGTCAAAAGTATTTAAATAGCAACTTGATAATTGGCTCCTAACGCTTCCACTATTAAACAGCGTTGGGGTTGATGGGCAAAGGTGAAATTGTGAAATTGCATTGTAAAATTCTATGCATTTTTCTTCTTTGTTTTTTTCGTTTAAAGCTAGCCCCATAGCAACCCTCATCCAAAATGATTGAGGTGATTCAAGTCTCCTGCCTTTTAGCTTGTGAAAGTATCTATCAAATAGAATTTGTAATCCAAGATACTTAAATTTAAAATCTCTTTTTAACACTAAAGCTTCTGACAATTTCTTTAAATCAAATTTTAAAAGTTCTTTATTTAGAATTCCTTCTTTTACTAGAAGTTTAATGTTTCTAATAAAGGAAAGTCTATATTGGTGATCAAATGCGTCCTTATCTACGCTCACCCCAAAGACCTCTTTGTGAATATTGCCCAGTAATAATCTTGCTGCTACGTGTGAATAATTTGGATCTTTTTCAATCTTTGTCCTAGCAGACATGATAAGAGCCTTATCAATCTCTTTTGTTGGTATTTTTTCGTATAGCTGCACGTGGGCATCAATGACAATCTCGCTTGCAGACACGTTTTCTAGGCCCTCACAGGCTCTCTGGGCGCATAAATTTACCTTATTGATGTCTAGCTTCTGAAGTCTTCCGTTCCTCTTTTTTACTTGAAGTATATCGCTCATCTGAATGTATTAAATATTACATAATTTTACATTCCGATAAAGAGAAAAGTTTAGATAAAGCAAAAAAAAATTTTACAAAACCTTTTAGGGTGTACCACCCTCTGACTTTTCATTAAAATGTTTCATTCCATTTCTTTTTTTGCTGTAATTTTTGTAATAATCCTGTTTTACTGGATCGTATCCTAATTTTTGAATTCTTTTTTCTGAAGCTTCTTTTGCTCTATCCATCATATCCCCGTATGTACCCCTTGTATCTTTCGTTGAATCAACAAAAGCTTTTGAGTCAAATGGGTCTGGGTTTGAGTCTATAGCAGCGTTTGGCACACTCCAAACTCTTACCCATTCAACTCCTTCGTCATCAACAAAAACGTGGGGTTCTTTCATTGATTGTTGAACGTCAATTACTATTGGGTGTTCTGGATGTGCAAATTGATAAATGGGCATTATATTAATTCTAATAATTTATCTAAAGTTTTAGAATATGTAAATTCTTCTTGAAGCTTTAATCCTTCTTCGTTTGTTGGGTTACTTTCAACTCTCTTTATCGCCTCTTCACAGGCGGATATAAAATCATCCTCATTCCAATCAAATATTTGACCTTGATTATATTCAGTACCCTCAACAAAGAATTTTCCATCATAAGCATTGATTTTCCCACTTGGGGGTACTAGGATTGAGTTTTCTTCATTAGCCCAATCTTTGTAAGCGTGAGCGTTCAGGATGACTGAGTGCTTACCCATTGCTGTTGATTGAAATTCCGGTAATCCCCAGCCCTCTCCTCCAGACATTCCAATTATAATATTGGAAGAATTTAAAAAATCATTATAAAGATTATTGGTACTCATAAACCCAACAAAATTAACATTAAAGAAGCTGTTGCCCTGCACAATCTCTTGAATTATCTTTTGATTATCTTCTGGGGAAAAGAAGTTGTTATAATTAGAGCATTGCAAATAGTATTTTTTATTGTTTCCAAACTTTTTAAGCCAAGCTCTTATGATTTTTGCGTGATGTTTTCTGTGTTCAAACTTTCCACATAAATTAAAAGTTATTCTGCCGTCTTGAAAAAAATCTTTTTCTATTCTTTTAAAATTAAAACTGTCAAATCCTAGTGGGACATAATGTGTCTTAACGTCTCTTGATTCAAAAACTTGTTGAGAATACTTAGAACTAGTTACTACATTGTTGTTTTTGGCTATATTAACTTCTGTTTGTGTGGGGTTATCTAATTCGTAAAAAGTAAAAAGTAGCTGTTCTTTACTTACAGAAGAAAGGGCTCCGTTTAAATGCCAAAGTTTAATTGATGTGTTGTTTCTATCGTGGTCTTTATTAGCTCTAAGAATGTTTTTGCTTAACCATTTTTCAAAATCTTCATCTTTATTATGTGTCGAAAGATCTGGATTATTTATTGGAAATACGCAAGGGTCAAGGCCTCTGCCCTTCATTTCTCTAAGAAGGGACACAGAGACCTGACCAAATGATACTGGATTAATCGGTATCTCTAAACAATACTCCATTAAATCAGTTCTTCCTCTTGCACCTGTTCTGAAACAGTAGAGGTTTGCTCTGACTGATTCTTAGGTTCAGACTTATAAACCCTAAAATCGGGTTGATTGTCTTTATTCTTGTTTTTATTGGAAAAAATTACAACCTTTTGGTCTCCAACTTTTCCCGTGAGGTAAGTCTGGTTGCGCCCCTTATTCTTCCAGAGGGCACCAATCTCGCGCTCTTGCCATTCGTTTTTTTGTGTGTCTTCCATGCACCTAATCTACTGGTTGTATAAAATATTGTCAAGGATTTTTTATATGAAATCTAAAGTATTTTTACTCTTAACTTTATTTTTTAAAATCGACTTGGCTTTATTATGTATGTTTATAGCTGTTTGAGAGCTAATGTCTAGCTCTTTTGCTATTTGTTTCCAAGTTTTTTTCGATCCATCTTTCGTGAAATATCTCATCATGTATATTTGTTTTATTCTTGGATCACTAAGTTCATCTAGTATATGACAGATAAATTCTTTAGTATTTTCGTTTTGTGGGGGGTCAGAAGTTTCTTCTTTTAACAGTGAAGCCTTAACGCTTTCGTCTTCTATTGAAACGGTTTGCTGTTTTATAGAATTAAGCATATTCAAGCAGTGGTATCTGGTATAATTACCAAGCCACGTTGAGTATTTTGTTTTCTTGGAAGAATTAAAAGTCATTGCCGATTTATAAATTAAATAATGTCTTTCGCTAAAAACGTCATCTTTGGTATAACCGACCTTAGCTAACGATGGATAAAACCTTTGTAAAATTTTATAACACAAAGGGCTATGTTTTGAAATTAGTTGCTTGATGCTATCTTCGCAGCCTTCATTTTGGATGTTTAAAACAAGTTCTCTGTCGGGGTCAATCATTTTTCAATAAGATAAGTATCTAGATTTTTAGTTTTTTTAATTTTTTTCTGATACTTTAACGCCTGCTTTTTTCCTTCTTCCGAAAAAGGAAAACACCCCTGCAGGTAATTTTTGTCCCTTGATAGAACCATGTACATTCTTTTATTCTTCATGTGTTGATTCTTCTTTTATTAATTTTTTTAACTCGTTTAAATGGAACACCATCCAGCTTTCTCCAACGCTTTTAGAGGCTTCGTGTTGTTTAATCATTTGTTTTTTATATTGAAGGTCATCAAACTGAGCCTTTTCTATTATTTGATCTAACATTTTTAAACTTTTTTTCATTCTTCGTCCCTTAAATAATTTTCTTTATCAATAATATAGTTAGCAAGGCCCTCTTCAAAAATGAATTGATGAACCCATCCCTCTAATTTCTTTTCAACCTCAATCATGTTCCCTTCTATTGTTGGCCACTCAATAACGGCGTCTGCCGCAGCTTTAAGCTTGGGGTCTTCTCTCTCCTCTTCTGAATTGACGGGAGGCCTGAATACCTTGGTTTTTCTAGACTTACCTTCTAGTAGCTTCATTTCGTACTGAGAAACATGACATAGCGTTCCGTTCATTAATTTTTTAAGCCAGTAAATTTCGTCTTGTTTGTACTGGTCGTACCTAATATCAGTGACCACAATTAAAGTGTCCTCATCAAGCTCTTTGTTTTTGATGTCTTTTTTTATTATTTTATTTAATTCTCTGGTGAAGTATTTACCATCGGTAAGCTTTCTTTTATGGGTTCCATGAAAAACTAAGAGATCTCTAATGGATTCCTTTTCTTCTCTATTACAATTAAAAAGATCTATCTTATAATGACGCTTGCAAAAAGGATTAACCTCAAGCTTTAGCTTATCAGCTAAAGCATATCTTTTACATTTAACATATCTAGACAAGATAGTATAAAATAAATCTTTTCCTGCTCCGGCGACTCCGGATACTCCTATAACTTTATTGGGGATTTTCACTTAAAAAATTATATATTCTAAATTAAACACAATTAAAAAATTTTGCAAGTTATTTATATAATAATATTATATTATTCGTGTCTACATCTTTTTCTTAAGCAATAAAGACAAGTACCCCCACTGGGGGAGTACTGTATTTATGTGTCCAAACTTTTCTTGAAGCCCTGTGATTTTTTATTGATGGGACATTCAACGACACAATACTGACAGATATATAATCTGTGATAGCCTACCATATAGGCGAGAGAGACTGTGCTCAAAAACTCTGCTTACGACTATCTACCGCTACACAACGGGTAATTCATGGTAATTAACCATGCGTCTTTTGTTCTCGCGTATTTGTACGAGAGGCTGTCCCTTGATACGGAAGTAAGCCAGCTTCCACCTTACTGTGTTCAGTCATCTCAGGCAAACTCCACTGTTTTCTCTCAGCGAGCTTAAAGGTTTTCCTTTTTCATACTTTGGGATCATTATAGGTCGTTGTCAAGCTCTTCTTCGGATTTTAAATTAATTCCAGCTAATACAATTAAGTCTTTTATATTGTTGGCAGTTATGTTTCCAGCATCACAAACAGACTCTTTTACATTATATTTTTCAGCAGCATCATTAACAACATGTGCTATAGTTATAGCTAATTCGTAATCTATTTCAACTTTCTGAGGCATACTCTCTAGTGGTCTTTCAAGCACCCAAACTCGTCTTTTTTGCTTTTTATAATCTACTTCTTGACTTTGAATTATTTCATATTTTTCTAAATTTTTTAAAGCACACAAAACAGAAGCTTTATCTCTTTCTTCGTCTCCGGATACAATTACTAATTTTAAAAAGTCTTGTTCAAGACAAAAGGAATCATTCGAGCTAAACCATTCGTATAGTTTTAATGATGATTCTAATACATTCATAGTAGATATTAGTTGATTTTTCTTAAAAAATAAATAATTATTGACTTTATTTGGGTTGATATTATATTTATAATAAGATGAATAGATTAGATTGGGACGAGTATGCTCTAGAATTGGCTAGAGTTGCAGCGTTAAGAAGCGAGGATCCATTTATGAAAGTTGGGGCCTGCGTTTTGAGGGACGACAATAGCGTTGCAGGTTTAGGGTATAATGGTGCGCCGCCGGGAATACAAATAGATTGGTCTAACAGGGACGAAAGAAGAAAAAGGGTGGTTCATGCAGAAGTTAACGCTTTAAGATACGCGAAACCGGGAGAGTGCAAATTGCTAGCGTGCAATCTCTTACCATGTAATGAGTGTTTAAAAATGATAGCTTCATATGGAATTAAAAAGGTTGTTTTTTCTAAAATATATGATCTTGACAGTAGCTCATTACAATTAGCAAAAGAATTTGGAATAAAGTTAATTCAAATAACAGATGAGGATTGAGGAAACACTAACCAGTTCTGCAAGATTAAAAGAATGG